TAGGGCCGAAAGCCTCTAGAGAAAACCCCTAGTAAAAGACTTTCCATCCGTCAAATAGTTTCCACTTATCAACTCACTTGCCAAGTGTCAATAAGTTGACGTAGTGGAAAGGTTGAGGAGCGGCAAGCCGATGGACCAAAGGCACGACAGTTGACGGATGGACAGGATCGATCGGGTAAGATATGCAATGCGGAGGGATGCCGCCAGGCATGCGGGCCAATGTTGCAGCGCTTATGCGTGCCGTTGACGCTGCTTTATGCGCTCAAACTTGCCAGCTTGGCAAGGATCGGACGCGCCAACGGGCCGGACGGGCCACTCCAAAACCGGCCCGCCAACTCAATCCCGCGACGGTCTGCGGGTCCCCTCCGGCCTAACCATGGGGCCCATCAAATCCGCCTCCGCCAAAAAATTTCCAAAAAAAATTTGGTACGATTTTCCTCTGGCAAAACTTTCCCATTCTGCAACTATCCCAACCATGCCCGTTACGCAGCCAACCCCTCCGACCCTCACGGTCAAAGGCCGTCTTCCGTCCGGCACGAACTGGGAGTCTGCCTTCCTGATGTACGTGAAAGGGGCGACGGCAGAAGAGATCGCCACCGAAATGGGCATCGACGCGAAGAAACTGAAGCGCCGGATTTACGAGGCGGAGTGGGACCAGATGATCAGGCTGGCACCCCAGCTGCATCTCCGTGCCCCGATGTTGGAGAGTCCCAATTCGATTGTGCTGGCCAACGCGGCGGAGCGGATCAAGGCCAACCGGGAGGCCGCGATCAAAGTGGGGGAGGGGCTGCGGGCCAACATCCAGGCGACTCTCGACGCCGCCGTTGCAAACAAAGTTGCCTTGGACGATGTGACGATCCGCAACCTTTCCGCCGCGGCGGCCCGGATTGACCTTACGACGATGACAGCATTGGGCGACGACAAGGCGCCGATCCTTCCTCCGCATGATCCGGCGAAGGATTTGCCCGTGGACTTGAAGGGGCAGAAGCCGGTGACGTTTATTTCGATCAACATTCCGTCGGTGGCGCAGGCGCCGCGGGTGGCGCGGAACGTCACGCCGACGGAGCAGTGGCATAACGGGCCGGAGATTCCCTCCGTTGCGCGGGACGCCGTTTTCGGCACGTCTTCCGAAGTCCCGCCCGACACGATCATGGAGCCGGAGGCCAACGGTGAGCTGGTGGAGATCAAGCCGCGGACCGGCGGGGAGGCGCGGGTGTCGGTGGATTTCACGAAGCTGGCGGCGATAATCAGCCGGAAGCCTCCGGCCGGGCCGAAGGTTTCTGTACCTGAGATTTTCAAAGCCCGGCCGTGAGTGCTGTCGCTGAACGACCAGTACGGGCGTCCTACCGCAAGCAGCGGCAGACGGATGCGGAGTGGTACCGGCCGGGGCCGAGCTGCGTGGAGTTCCACCTATCGAATGCTCCGGTGCGGGCAATTATAGGAGGCCGGGGTAGCGGCAAAACAACGAGTACGAGTGTGGAGGCCATCCGGCACTGCGTCCACTACGCCGGGGCGAAGGTCTTGTGTGTGCGCAAAACGCAGGTGGCGAACACGGACACGAGCCTGAAGACCTTCAACGAGACGTACGACAAGATGGGGTTTCGGATGGAGCTGGACGCGGAGCTGTCGCTGTTCCGGAAATGGAATGACGGGCTGACGGTCCGCATTCCGTCGCGGGACGCGATGGAGGCGTACAACGAATTCCGCAATGAGGGGGCCAAGACCCGGATGGAGACGATCGCCTGGATTGAGAATGAGGGGGACCGGCTGTGCAGCTACATCGAGTTCCGCGGGCTGAAGGACGAGGACAAGTCGGAGGGGCAGCTGCGCGGGTATGAGTGCTCGATGTTCGTGATGATCGAGGCGGATCTGATGCAGGAGAACGACCTTGACCTGGCGCGGGCCTGCCTGCGGTGGAAGGATGCGTATGGGAATTTCATCGACGACTACTCGGTGATTCTGGACACGAACCCTCCGTCACCCCGACACTGGATCGCCAAGCTGGAGGCCAGAAAGAAGGAGGAGAAGGACGAGACGCACCGGTTCTGGCACCTGCGGACGGCGGAGAACAAGCACAACCTTCCTCCGCAGTACATCGAGAATTTGGAGAACCAGTACGCCCACAAGCCGGCGCATCGGCGGAGATACCTGCTGGGCGAGTACGCGGAGCTGTTCGACGGGACGCCCGTGTACCGCTCGTTCCGCGAGGACAAGCACGCCTTTGAAAATCTGGGCTGGCCGCAGGGGGCGTATCTGGTGCGCGGCTGGGACTTCGGCAGCACGCACGCCAACACTTTCTCCGCCTACTTCCGGCTGGATTTCCAGCTGCCCAAGATCAACACCGTGGTCGCGGTGGAATACTGGTGGGTGCTGCACGAGTACTACTGCGAAATGTCGGACGTGGAGAAGCAGTGCGACGCCGTGCGGGAAATTACCGAGCGGGAATTTCCCTTCTGGAACAACCGGTCGATCTGTTCCGGGGTGATGGATTTCTGCGACCCGGCCGGCGCCCAGGTGAGCGACAAGGGCAGTTCGCTGCAGGTGCTGAACAAGAATGGATTCTGGCCGCAGTTCCAGACCAAGGTTCGCAGCCTCGATACCACGATCACCGTGGGGAACAGGCTCATGCGGGAGAAGGACCCGAACGGGCGGTTTGTGTTTGCGGTAGACAAGGCCAACTGCCCACGGCTGCACACGGCGCTCCTGGGGCAGTACCGCTGGCCGTTGCCCGGCGAGGCGGGATACTCGGCCGGGACGCCGATCAAGGGCCCGCAGTGCGAGGGGGCCGACCATATGGCCGACGCTTTTCGGTATCCGATTATTAATTGCCTTCGGCTGGCCAAGCGTGTATTCGAGGAAAATAAGCCGAGTACCGGAGTGATTGCGAACCGGACGGTGAAAATCAACCCGATGAAAAAGGACTACTGAAATGAGCACTGCAAAACTTGGCAGCGGCGTGCGCTTCGCCTCGCTGAAAAAGAAACTGGGCGGCAAGCCCGGTGTCACGGACCCCGGCGCCCTTGCCGCCGCGATCGGGCGCAAGAAATACGGCCTCGCTTCTTTCCAGAAGCTGGCGGTCAGGGGGAAGAAATGAGTGTCCTGACCGGCATTCCCAAGCTGGCGTCGCTGAAAAGCTTGGCGGGCAAAAAGCCCGGCCTTTCCAACGTGCCCCTGACCAACCCGGTGGCGAACATGGGGAACCTCGAGAAGAAAAAGTATGGTCTGGGGACCGCACGAAATCTGGCGTGCAAGGGCTGGTCGAAAATGTAATGGTTTGACTCTGCGGCAAATTTGCCGTTGTGAGTAGTTTACTCCCCTCAAATTTTCCCACCATGAAAAAGTCCCTTTTGATTTCTGATGAAGAGAAGTACGGCGCCAGTTCGCCCACGGTGGCGATGGATGCGCCTTCCGGCAAGGGCGGCAAAGACAAGGCGAAACCGAAGACGGGCATCAGCATCCAGCTAACCGGCTCTCAGGTGGACGCATTTTGTGCCTGCAGTCTGAAGGTCGGTGACTCCGGACAGGCGACGGTGCACTACGTGGTCAAGTCTGTTTCCCAAGGCGAGTCCTACGGCAGTGAGGTGCCGACGAAAGATTCTCCTCAGAAAGTTTCTTTGGTCCTGACCGACGTGGAGGCTGAAGACGGTGGGGAGGAATCTGAAGAGGACGAGTCCAAGGAGGACCCGAAGGAAGAGGCCGCGGAGACTCCTGAAGAGGAGGACGCCGAGGAGAAGGACGAGCCGGCCGGCGAGCCCCAGGAAAAAGTGAGCCCGAAGGACGCCGGTCTGGAGGACTGAGCAGGCATTTTGAAATGCCCACTTCCCTGACATCGCGGCTGGATTCCGACGAGACCTTTCGCAAGACGGTGCTCAAGCTGGGGCAGGACTACATCACGCACGCCCGGGCGACGCTGGACTATTATACGGCGGACATGGATGCCGCGCATGACATCCTCATGTGCTATGCGACGCTCACGAAACAGGACTACGTGAGTCTCGCCAAAGGAAAGCCCCGCCGTTTCATTTTGCCGATCACGGCGACGCATGTCCACACCATGACGGCGTTTATCACGCAGTCGCTGTTCGGCGATGACAACCCGCACAAGGTCGATGCCGGCGGCCCGGATGACGAGGGGGCGGCGCGGCTGATGAACGAGCTTCTGAGATGGAATTCCGAGCAGCAGGTTTCCGGCATGTACCAGCTGGGCTGGATGTGGGTGGAGAATTCCCTGGTCTACAACCGCGGGGTTTTCTACGACTGCTACGCTCCGATCATGAAGGGCGTCTGGCAGGACGTGCCCAAGACGGACGATGAAGGCCAGCCGGTGCTTGACGAATCCGGCCAGCCGGTGACTGAACAGAAGAAAGTCAAGACCCGCGTCGGGGGATACAACCGGGTGGAAATTGTTTCCCCGTACGATTTTTATATCGACCCGCTGATGCCGCTGTTCCGCATGCAGGAAGGCCGATTCGCCGGGCACCGCATGGTCAAGCCCTGGACGTACATCAAGGGACGGAGTGAACTGCCGGCGGACGATCCGATGTATCTGTCGGCCCGCGCGGTGAATGAGCTCAAGAAAAAACCTTCCAAGTCCATCGCGTATCCGACCTCCAGCACGGCGACGGGCCCGACCGGGCAGGATCTTATTTCCCGGACGGCCTACGAAAGGGGCAAGGTGGCAACGCCGGTCGATTCGCGCGCCGACGCAAAGGACCCGGGTATGATCGACTTTGTGGAGCTGTGGGTGCGGCTTGTGCCGAAGGACTACGAAATTGATGACCGGACCGATCCGGAAGTTTTCCAGCTGATCATCGGGAATGAAAAGGAGCCGCTGGCTTTCAACGAGTCCACCTATGAGCACGACCAATTTCCCTATTCGGTCGGGGAGGCCAGGCCGTCACCTTTTTATCAGTGGTCGCCTTCATGGGTCATGGTTTTGAAAAACATTCAGGACTACGTGGACTACCTGAAAAACCGCCACCAAGAAGCGGTCACGCGCACGATCGGCAATGTGTTCATCGCCAAGTCGCGGCTCATCGACGTGGCAGATTTCGAGGACCCGGAGAAGGAAGGAAAGTTCATCACGATTCTGCCGGAAGGCGAGACAATGCCGATCAACGACGTGATCAAGCAGGTCCCGATGGTGGACATGACGGCCGGATTTTTGGAGGAGATGAAGGGCTTCATTTCTTTTGCCGAGGCGACTTCGGGGGCGAACCAAAATTTGCAGGGCCAGACTTCTGGTGGCAGCACGACGGCCACGGAGTTTGCCAACACCCAGCAGATGGCGGCCGGGCGCCTGTCGGCAATAGCGCGGCTTCTCTCCGTCGGTGGGATTGTTCCACAGACCAAACGTCTCACATCCAACTTCCAGCAGTTCTTTGATGCGGAGTTGATCCGTCGGATTGTCGGGGAGGACGAGGATGTGATGGACATGTTTGCAGATGGAAAGTACACGATCAACAACGACGTGATCCAGGGGGAATTCACCTACCGGGCACACGATGGCGCGCTGCCGGGGCCAGATGCCAAGCGGGTGGCGGCGCTCACCCGGACGGTCGAGTCCATGCAAATGTTCCCCGACATTTTCAAGCCCGGCCAAGGCAATATCGACCCGCGGCGCGTGTTCCTCGATCTTTTCCGGGTCTCGGGTATGCAGCCCGAGCGCTACCGCTGGCGGGATCAGGACATTCAAAAAGTGCAGGCGGCGATGGCGCAGGCCCAGGCGGAGGCGGCCAGACAGCCAAAACCGGTGCCACCGCTGAAGCCTTCGCTGTCACTCAAGGCGGACATTGCCGAGCTCACAGCGGCAGAGCGTTTTCAAATCATGGCGGACATTGGGGTGCAGGAAACGGGAACAGGCGGCCCACTCCCTCCCGGTATGGCGGAGCCTCATCCCGGCGGCCATCCTGTGGCTCCGGGCGTGGCGCCCCTTGGGGTAGGGCAGAGGCCGTCACACCACCCAGCGAACAACGGGCACCGGCAGTCGCCCGGTCCCAAGCCGGGGCTTGCGTCCATCCTTTCCGGCCCGAGGCAACAGACCGCAGAGCCTGTGCAGGCCCGGCCAGTGAATACATGACGCATGAAAAAGTGAGTTTTCGTGGCATGTAAAGTAGGTTTAGGGTTGCAAAGAATATAATGCTACGTGGAAACATCGGTCCGTGCCCGCCCCAATTCTGGTCCGTACGATCGAAGAAGCCACCGACATGTCACCGCAGGAAATCGCGGTGGTATGGAGCAAGATGGACGAGTCTCCGTTTCGTAAGGTTATCCAGTATGAGATCGAGGCACGGGAAGCCATGGAGCAGAAAAAACTGACGCTCAGTGATCCGGCTAATTTTCAGAAACAGCAGGGCATCGTCACGGGATTGTCGATTGCCTTGGGAATCCTCAACCGTCCCGCCAACATAAAACACCCCAATGCCTAGCTCCGCCGCCCCTGCCCCAGCCGCCACTAAAACGCTCGCGCCAACAGTCTCAGTCTCTGAGGCGATGGGGCTTCCAGCCGATTGGAGTCTGTCCAAGTCCCTGAGCGGTAAAGGTGATCCCACCAAGTTGGAAAACGTCCCGCAGGAAGGGGACGACGTTTCCCCCAAAGAGACCGAGACTCCTGAGGAAACTTTGGAGGAGGGGGCTGAGGAAACCACAGAGACGCCGGTCAAGCCGGTGGTGAAGGAAACTCTGGAGAAAAAGCCCGCCGCCAAGGAAGCTCCGAAGGCCAAAGAGACTCCGGCGAAAACGGCAGTAAAGCCCAAGGCCAAGGAAGCTCCGGCCAAGGCTGCCGAGAAAGCGACTGAGGTTCCCGAGGCCAAACCGGACGCGCCGGCCAAGATCAAGTTCAAGGGAAAGGATTATACCGAGGAAGAACTGGAGGCGCTGATTAACAAAAAGCCTGAAACGCCGGCTCCGGTGGTGGCGAAAGTTGAAACTGCAGCAGAGCCGTCGAAGGAGCAGGCGGAGGCCACCCGGCAGGAGTCCATCAAGAAAGACCGGGAATGGATCGCCGGAGTGGCGCCGCAGCTCGATCCGGTGACACTGGACGAACCTGCGCTCGACAAGATTTTGGCCGGCGGCCCCGAGGCGGTGAAAGCCTTCCAGTCTGCGCTGCAAAGCTCCGTGGCACAGGCGGTCTTGCTCGCGCGCAAGTCGATGTACGCCGATCTGGAGCCGCGGTTCCAGCAGCTGACGGCTCAAACCGAGCCCCTGATTTCCGCCCAGGCCAAGGCGGAGGATGAGAAAGCGTGGACCGGATTTGCCACCAAGTATCCGCAGTTGGCGGACAAACGGGAATTCGTGGAGCAGGCTGCTTCCTACCTTGCGGAGAAGGAAGCTGATCGGGTGCGTGACATGTCGCTGGAGCAATTCAGTGACGAGTGCGCCACGCGGGTTTTCAGTCTCTACAAAAAGTTCGGCTTCGATCTGCAGGCTCCGAAATCAGAGGAGGCGGGGACAGGGGGAGCCCCAGCGGAAGCTCCAGCTGCAAAGCCGGCGACACCTGCGCCCGTGGCTGCAAAGGCTCCAGTGGCCCGGGCGAAAGTGGCTCCGCCGGCCGCGAATGTTCCGGAGGCGACTCCAGGAAAGGGTGGGAAGGGAAAGTCTGACGATTCGGGGATTATCGCTTCGCTACTCTGATTTTAAGTGGCATAGAAACTCACTTTCCATTTGGAAAGTATTTGACAGATGGAAAGTATTAGAGTTTCGCTTACAGCAGTTCAACCAGTAAAAAACTCAAACTACCTTCTTTTATGTCCTTAATTTCTGGCTTACTTAGCGTACAAAACGCCGACACGGATGATTTGACTGGCGAATGGCAACAGCACGTAACTGTACGTCACGCCAAGGGGATAGGCTCAGGTGCCGTTCTCTTTGCGTTGATGACCATGCTCCGCAAGGAGAATGCCGAATCCACCGAGTACAACTGGTTCGAGCGTGATCCGGTCCGTCAGAACTACTACTCCAACGCTGCCTTCACTTCCAGCGTTACGACCCTCACCTTCGATGATGGCTCGGGTAACAATGTGTGGCAGGGCCTGTCCCTCAACACGGTGATCGAAAATTCCCGGACCGGTGAGTACGTCCGCGTTACGGCCGACCCGACCAGCGCTTCCGTCGCCGTTGAACGTGGTCATGCCGGCACGACTGCCGCGGCCATCAACAACGCCGATCTTTGGAGCCGCCTGTTTGTCTCCGCCGAGGAAGGTTCGCTCCCCACCCGCGCGGTGTACGAGAATCCGCAGGAGCTCAAGAATTTCATCGAGACATTCAACAGCTCGATCTTCCTCACCAACGCCTTTAAGGGCACGGTGCTCCGGTCCGACATGGAAGGGCCCCTGCGTGAACGGCGCATTTACGCCCTCGAAAAGATTTGTGGGGACATCGAGAAAGCGTTCCTGCTCGGCCGCCGCAACCGGTTGGTCGGCACCAACGGGTACATTTACCAGACCGGCGGCATTCGTGATGCGATCCAGCGCGCCGGCCTATCCTCGACCAACATCCTGAACGGCAACGGTGCCGGCGGTTGCACCTTGGCCAACTTCAAGGCATGGCTGCGCAGCTTCATGGTCTTCGGTTCCAACCAGAAGATCGCCCTCTGTGGCCCGCTCGCGTATTCGGCTTTGTCCGACTACGCCAACACGGCGGCGGCCGGCTTCCGGATCATGAACAATGAGACGGTGTTCGGTATGAACATCACGACCATTGTGACGCCCTTCGGCATCCTAGAAATGACCTTCCATCCCCTCCTGCAGGAGATGGCGGCCTACCAGGCTTCGATGTTCGTGATCGACATGCCAAACTTGGTCCAAAAGACCATGGAACCCCTGTTCCTCGAACGGAACATCCAGACCCGTGGTCAGGATGCTTACCAGGAGCAGTTCCGCGCCAAACTCGGCATGAAACTCAAGTTCGCCAATGCCTTCGGTCACGCCTACAACCTTCAGCTGATCACCACCTGATGCTGGCGGCTGCCCGCCGCGCTGTTTATCCTCGTCAACCGTTCCTTCCCATGCCTAAAGAAGTTGTTTCTGCAGCCCAGTTGCTCAGCGTCCAGCCCGTCGAAGCCGAAGTCCCGGAAGTTCCGGTGGCTGTCCCACCCGACCCGGACGCCGAGAAACCGGAGCAGCAGGCCGGATTCGACAATCCTCCCCCTGCGGAGGAACCAGCTGTTGCCGTGCCAGAGTCTCTAGCATCTCAGGCAGCGCCCCCGGAGGCCACTCCTTTACCGGCCCCGGCTGTTGAGTCTGTTGGCGCGCAAGTGTGGAGGTTCGTCAAGAACATCCATCCCGGCGAAGTCATCCGCTTTCTCGACGGCACCGAGTACAAGTTTCCCGCGTCACTTCATGTGGTCTCCGACCCCGAGCTGGCCCAAAAGATTCTCGACGTGGCCGATCGGCACGGTATCGTTTTGCAGTAAGTCTCACCACTAAAATTTCATCTCAACCCTCCCTCACCATGGCATCCAATTTGAATGCGAAAGCAGCCGGGGCGAAAGTCCCTCCCAAGAGCAAGGTAAATTCTCCGTCCAACACCCCGGAAGAGGCTTTGGCCAATGCCGGCGGCATGCCCCCGGAAAAGACTGAGACAGGCAAGAACGGGATCAACGAATCCACCAACCCGAAGCGGGCGCCGGGTGCCGTGCACGGCGTCTGATCGGCCGGTCTACCTCGCGGGTAATTTTTAACCGGCGGCGGTTCTTGCTCGCGCAGGAGTCGCCTCCGGTTTTTCATTATTTATGGGCAACGATTTCCAAGGGCTGATCAACGATCTGGACATCACGGTAAACCGGGATGACCTTTTTTCGTCCTACTTGGATTTCGCCAACCAGGCGGTCCGGGATATTGCGCAGAAGCATTCCTTTGCCGAGATGAAGGCGATCGGCCCGGCCTCGGTGGCAATCGGGCAGACCCGGGTCACGCTCCCGGCAGATTTTAAGGAACTGCAGAATGGGCGGTATCCCGTGTTTGATTCCGTACTGAATGCCCTTGCGCCCGTGTTCATCCGCTCAGAGGTCGAAAAGCTTTTGGGTGCTGGGTTGGTCCCGCCCTACTCGTTCATTTATACGCAGGATGCTACGGGGGGAGCGCAAAACTACTACCTTGATCTGGCGGTTCCGGCGACGGCTATCCACACGCTCACGGTCTACTACTTCGCGCTTCCGGCAAATTGTGACGACCCAACTGTCACAGTGACCAATCCGCTGGTCAGTCGTTATTTCAATCTGGTGCGCTTGAAGGCTAGGTCCCTGGCCTTTGAGTCGATCAACGATCCGGTTTACAAACTGCACGAGATGCAGTTTCTAACCGAGTTCCAGCAACTCACGGGGGTTGATGTCAAGCGGGCGACGGCGGCCCTTCGACCTGAAAAAGAATGAACCTCCAGACCATATCAGCCTTGGCCGCGGTGGGGCTTTCTTCGGCGCAGGAGCCGTGGCTTGGGACGCTGCCTATTTTGATCAACGAGGCGTTGAACCAGATCCAGCAGCGGCGCTCGTGGAACTGCATGAAGGTGCCGCTGCAGTTTATTCTGCCGGTGACCGGCCCTGGGCCCTACGCGTACGCGCTGCCCGCGACGTTCAAGGAACTGCAGAGCGGGGCCAATTCTCTTTCCGCCAGCTCGACAGCCTTTTTTGGGAATAGCATCTGGAGAATTTTCACCCGCCAAGAAGTGAACCGCTTGCAGCAGATAGGCACCAACGTTTCCGAGCGCACGGCATTTTTGGAACAAAGTCCGGCCGGAATCTGGAGTGTGAATTTCCCCGGGCCCTTGACGATGGGTACACTTCCGCCGGACACCAATTTCAATCTGGACACCTACAGTTTTCTTCCCCCGGTTGTGCTGCCAACGGATGAAAATGACCTGATGGCAAAGTATCCCATGCTGGTTTTGGAGTTTACGAAATTTTTGATGTACTCGCTTGGAGCGGATGAGGATTCCATTGCGGCCAAGAACGAGGCAACGGCCATGATCAACGGCAAGCCTGGTGGATTCGCCGGCTACTTTGCACAAGCATCTGCGGATGACGCGTCGCGGGCAACCCGTGGACGCACGATGCGCTTTGGAGGATTCTAACCATGTCACTCACCCCCTTCGACCCTACCCAGCCGCTCGACAACGCGACGATCGCTTCGTGGCCGGCGACGTTTCGGGCTTTTGTCCAGCAGATCATTGATTTTCTCACAGTCAGTTTCAATCTGACGGACGGGACTCTGAAGTCCACGGCGATTCCGAATCCAGTCACGACACCATACGGGGCAGCGGGAACCGTTTATACTTCCGCCGGGGTAAGTACTCCGCCCACATGGGCAACACCAGCAACACTGATTCCAGGAATGATTGTTGATTACGGAGCATCTGCGGCACCGACTGGCTGGCTTATCTGTGACGGGAGCACGCCTTTGATTGCTACCTACCCGGCCTTGGCGGCGTTGTTCGGCACGACCTACGGCGGAAACGGAACGACCACTTTCGGGCTGCCTGATTTCCGCGGCAGGGTTTCAGTTGGTTTGGGTACGGGTTCGGCTAGTGGGGCGACTGCGTGGACCTTGGGGCGCTCCACTGGTGCGGAGACGCATGTGATCGCTACGTCGGAGCTTCCCACTTTGTCGCACGGGGGTAACACGGTACCATCTGGAACGGGGGCGCCAGTGAGCACGACGTACGGGGCGACCGGGACCGCAATGTCCTTGCTGCAGCCTTCCCTGGGCATGAACAAAATCGTCAAGACCTGACCTACTACAATGCGCCGTGCTTCAGACGGATTCGAAGTTGCGATTGTGGCTCCGACTCTGGGGCAGGTTACCCGTATCAGTCCAGACGAGATTGATCCGCGCGCCGCCACGGTGGCGTCGAATGTTCGTTTTGAGAAAGGGGTGGCAAAGAACGCCATGGGGTTTGTCACTTTGGTCCAGTCGCCCAATCTCGAGTCCCCGGCGAATTTGATCTACCAGACGCAGTTTTACCAACCGTCCCAAAATGTTGGGATCATCGGCACGCAGCGAAAGCTCTACAGCCTTTTTTCTCCGTCTGACCCGAAGCATGTGGTACTTACTCAGCTTTATGACTATCTTTCGAATTTGGCCAATGCCCGGAGCAGGATCGTTGCTACAAGTTTTTTCGACAAGGTGATTTTTGCCCAGCCCCGATCACCCATGGTTTACTGGGACGGAGTGAGCGCCGCGGCTAAGCTTTTGCCTGGGCTTGATCCCTTGCTGGCATGGCAGGGCGTGACGACATTTCGGGATTATGTTTTGATCTGGGGAGGTAGCACCCTCAAATGGTGTGCAACGGGGGATGCGTTTGAATGGATACCGGTCGGGGCGACGGCCACATCGGCGCTGCTCAAAACATTGCAAACTTTTTCGGTCCCGGCGGTAGGCGTTAAGACTGAGTGGGTATACGTGGATTCCTCCACGGCGGCGCTGCTCGCCATCGGGCAGTTCATGCGTTTTGATCTGAACGGGTACGTTACGTATCTGAGCGTGACCGATGTTCTTCCAAGTACCGGGCAGGTGGGGAACGTTACAGGCTTTCCGCAAACAGTTCCGGCCGGCGGGGACCGGGAAGTTTTCATCCGTGATTTCATTCCCTACAAGGCGGGAGGAATGGTTTATTTCAGCAACAACCCGAGCATCATTCTTACAGTCAATTCTGACGCTTTCGATCCGGGGACAAATGCCTGTACGTTGGCAGCGGATTTTACCATTCCAGCACCTGGCGGGAACGTGACTATCCAAGTGGAGGGGCTTTTTCCTTTTGGGTTGGGGGCACACATTTCCATCGGGCCTAACCTTTTTGCGGGCAATGACGTTTATATCGTTACAGGAATAGACTACGCCGACGGGATAGTGAATTTGGCATACACGGGGAATAGTGGTACCTCGCTATCAACCCACTTTGCAGGGGAGTTTATCGTTCCCCAGCCTTTTGTGAGCCTGCACAACGCGTCGGGGTCGATCGACATAAGCGCGATGGGTGGCACGCTGCAGGAACTTTTCGCTTTCAAGGGGACGGTGAGCCAGCTGACGGGGGCGGCGCCAGCCACCACGGTAGTACCGATCGGTACCACAATCCTGTCCGTTGATGCCAACGGGGCCGGGGAATTGGTGAACGCTGGGGCGTTTATCAACGGTCCTCTTTGGTGGGTGGAAACGTTGGGGGACTATGCGTACATTTTCAAAAACCGGTCGATCCAGTCCATTCAGTACGTTGGGCTTGACCAGGGGGTATTTTTTCTACGAACAGAGGTAATCGACGAAGGCTTGATCGGGAAGTACTCCTTTGTGAAAGTGGGGATCGGGCAAATCTTCCTTTTCGGAAACCGGGAGATTTACCGCTATATCGGAGGATCGCAACTTCAGCCAGTTGGGCGCCAGCATGCGGTGGAGGTATTCGCAGAGCTCGATCTGACCCGGGTCGATGAAATTGTAGGATACCACAACGAAAAGGATTTCGAAGTGTGGTTTGCGTACCCGGTGGCTGGTACGGCTGCAAACGATGCACCTTATCGAGTTTTCATTTACAACTACGTGGAGGATTCATGCACGACGGACGACTACGATCCGAGCGCCCATGCGAATCTGGTTCTCCACGGGATTACGGCGTTTGGCAGGCTGAACCTCAGCCCAAACCCGACATTCGCTTTCGCAGGAGGAACGTGGTCAGCTCCTGTGTCTTGGCCGGTGGACGCGCTTTGGGAGGATATTTTGAGCTCAGGCGCTCAGAACTTTACGGTGGCCGGGTTTCAGCACAACAATTCCGTTGATCGTCCGACACTCGCGCTTCTCAACCAAGGTTTTGATCGGGATGGAAATGCGATGGCTTGCTTGTACGAGACGGGGGATTTTTCCGACGGTGATCCTTTGTCGGTCAAGTATTCCGACACGCTCACTGTTGCGCTGGAAGCTGTAGCGATGGCAGTTCAGGTGAACCCTTACGTGATAGAAGTTCAACTTGGGTCACGGATGAATTTGGGGGATGATTTGGTATGGTCAAACCCAGTTGTTTTACCCATTGAAAGTGGGGAGCAACGGGTTGCAAAAGTGAATATCAGGCGGACTGGTCGGTATATGCGCATCAGGGTTTCCAGTAGCCAAGTAGGCTGTGGCTGGAGAGTTTCTCGGATGCACCTCATGGGGCGACTTGGGGGGACGTACTGATGTCCTTGAATCCATTGGTGGTGAATGATTATCCAGACCCGGCGGGCGTACCAATAGGTTCTGACGCGGCCAAGGTGGAGAGTGTTGTAAAGAAGTGGTCCAGGGAAGTGGCCCAGGCGCTTCGGTCTGTCTACAGCACAGCACAAGCTGCAGCACCGGCCGCGGCAGTGACGCGTGGGGGCAGGGCGACTAATACCCCTGTGGTACAGTTTCCGAATTTTGTCACTCCTCCCCCAAAAGCCTACTCTTTGCTATTGGACATGGCAGTCCTCAACTCCAGCGGGCTCACATCCTTCCTTTATGGAGTGGACATTTCAGGAATGAAGCTCGGGTCTAAACCTTCCGCCGCTCTTGGTGTGCCGCAAGATAGCCTGCCAAGCATCATGGTGGCAGCGTACGACTGGGCGAACCCTCTGACCCTTAAAACGGTGGCACAATTTATGATATACAACGTGGATGGGAGTGCGTTGCCCTCTGCCGGAACGCGACAAGTCGGGTTCATAATTTTCCCATGAGGTAAGTATTTGACGTTTGGAAAATACTTGAGCAAAGGAAAGTATTGTGCGTAGTGTCCGGGTAGCATGAAATCATTTTTTCGACTACTTTTCGCATTTTTGGTTTTGGTTAGCGGGGCTCCTGGAAAAGTGAGGGCTCAGATCCACAACCCCACGATTGATGGGACCATGACGGTGAACGCTTCAGTCGTAAGAGGGTCGGCCATTTTCCCGGGAGCAATGTTGGGAAGAGGCAGCCCGTCGTCGCTCACTTTTCTCCGCGGGGACGGACAATGGGTACCCTTGAGTTCCAATTCTGGTTTTTCTGTTTCCGGTACTCCCAACCAGATAAATTCTTTGACTGTTGGTGGTAACGTAACTTTGTCGTTTCCGGCATCTATGGACATGTCGGGGATTGGGATTGCCAACGGGACGTACACGGCGGGCAATTTTACGGGTGTTTTCTTTGGGCCGTTGACCGGTAATGTAACGGGCAACCTTACTGGCAATATGACTGGAATTGTTACCGGCAGTCTTACGGGGAATGCGAGTACCGCTACGGCGCTGCAGACCGGCCGGACGATAAACGGTGTGACGTTCGACGGCACTTCCAATATCACAGTGACGGCGGCGGCCGGGACTCTTTCAGGGTCAGCTCTAAACGCGGGTGTCACTTCTGCGCCGGGGCTCACCAGTGCGGCAGTGGGGACATTCAACAGCCTCGCCACGCAAAGCTCGTCAGCGATCGCAGTGACCGGCGGGACCATGAATGCGGTGACAATCACGGGACTTCCGGCTCCGGTGAACCCATACGATGCAGCGCGGCTTACAGACCTTTCTTCCGTCTCTGCCGGTATCACACAGCGCACAGGTGTTGCCGTGGCTACGACAGCGAACATTACGCTGTCCGGGGAGCAGACGATTGACACTTTCACGACCAGTGCTTCGCGCGTGGCGGTGATAAACCAATCGACTACTTCTCAGAACGGTATCTACGTGAGTGCTGCCGGCGCGTGGTCCAGGGCTTCGGATTCGAACACTGCGGCTCAACTTAAGGTGGGATACTTGTATTTCGTGAGCGGGGGATCGGTCAACAAGAACACCAGTTGGGCGATCCAGACTGCGCCTACGGTTCTCGGGACAGATCCGGTTATCTTTGCGCAATTCGGCGCCGCTTCCAGCTATACGGCGGGAACAAATCTGGCGCTCATAGGAAATGTTTTTTCCATTCCGGCTACGATCACTTCGCAGACAATCAACAGCGGAGTTTTCAACGGAACCTTGGGGCAGACGACCCCGGCAGTGGCGAGTGTCACACAGCTGACAAACACGGGGAATACTTTTGCCGCCAATCTGGTTCTGAAGACCAACCAGATCGCAGAGACGACCACCAACGCCAACGGGTCGGTGAACGTCAATTTCGACGGGTACAACGGAGGTACGACCCAGTTCCGGGACTTCAACGTTTACGACGGAAAAAACAATGCCGTGGTCAATATGGTGGGATCGACCAAAGCGGTCACGTTTGCCGGAGCGGTGGCAGTGCCGACGCTCAACGGAAATACCTTTACCGCCGGGTCGTACACGCTGACAGGTACGGCGGCCAAGACACTGAACTTTACCAATTCTCTGACGTTGAGCGGTACGGATGGGACGAGTCATACTTTTCCCACGACAAATTCAGTTCTCGCACGCACGGACGCCGCTCAGACTTTCACAGGGCATCAGACTTTCAGCAACGGCTTCACGATTCCGCAGATTACCGGGACAACGGGGGTGGGAAATTCCGCTTCCGTCGGGCAGGAAATTTCTTTCCTGACGTTCGTGAACGGGACAACGACAGGTGTTTCCCTTCCGTCTGCGGTGAATGGCGATAGTTTTATGCTTTATTTCCAAGGGTGCAACGCAACGTCCACGGTGACATTTTCAGGGGCGAGTGTCTTTCGAGAGGGGGACCCGGATGTGGCAATTGCGGGCGGAGTTTACACGCCAGGGCCTGCAGGAAACCACAGCGCGAGATTGAAGCTGGTGAACAGCCGTTGGATGCTTTCGGATGATTCCTACCAAGCAACGTACGTGGCGGATTCAGGCTCCACGAATACCTACGTGATGACGCTGGCTCCTGCGATCACCACTTATACCACGGGCACGCCTCTCTATACTTTTGTGGCGGCCAACGCCAACACGTCGGCTTCGACTTTGAATATCAATGCTCTCGGGGCCAAGACTCTCAAAAAGGCGGTCGGTGGGGTAAATACGGATTTGGCGGCGAATGATATTCGTGCAGGGCAAGTTGTGGTCGTCGCTTATGATGGAACCAACTTTCAGGTGGTGAGCGCTCTTGGGAACGGTGGCGGGGGTGGTACGGGCACGTCGGTAACCCGCGCCGTGTCGCAGGCCAACAGTTTCACCGTTGGCCAGTGCGTGTTCAACAATGGGTCGGCTTGGGTTTTATCAGACAATGCTGCGTCTGGCACGGCGGTTGTTGACGGCGTGGTAACGGGGACAGGAAACCCGTTCACGGTGACCATGAGTGGGTTTGAGAATGTAATTTCGAGTTTGGCGGCAAACACACAGTACTACCTAGGCACGTCGGGGGCGCTCACTTCAACAGCCCCGGTTACGACTACTTCTTTTCTCGTGCAGGTTTTGCACACAGGGGCGGCGGCAGACGGGACTATTGCGATTTCGTCTCCGGCTTCCTTGGCTAAGATTAATCTGACGACTGACGTTGGAGGGGTGCTGCCCCCAGCGAATGGAGGGACAAACTCGGCTTTCTTTTCCGCGACGGGCTTGACGGCGGTGCGAGCTTTCACCTTCCCAGATGCGGCGGCGACAATTGCGCGGACGGATGCTTCCCAAACGTTTATCGGTACTGAGACAATCAATGGGGCTATTCATATCGGTGTGACTTCTACCTCCAGCCAGCTGGACACGGGGACACTTTCTTTTACGGATGCTTCCGGGGCAAGTGGAAGCTATGCTAAAAGCTCGTTTTCGCTCCGTGCTTTCGGCGCTGCTCCAAATATGATCTTTGGAATTGGCGGGACCACGGAAACAATCTCGCTTACCTCGAGTTCTGGGAATCCAATTTTCTCTGTCAAATTCCTCGATACTCTTGCCTTTGACACACTCGCGCATCAGCGCACGGGGAAAGCAAATCTGAATCTGACGATCAACGTGAAGGACTATGGGGCGCTGGGCAACGGTTCAGACGATACCACAGCGATCCAAGCTGCCGTTTCTGCGCTGCCTGCCAACTACGGAATTCTCTATTTCCCGGCCGGCAACTATGTGTTCAACACAGCTACCGCCGGCCTCGTCACGTTCACCGGGCACAGTAATACCACGATCTGCGGTGATGGAGTTGGTGTAACTATTTTGCAAGGCATCTCGCCAGGCCAGACCATCAAGACCGATACGACCACCGACCATATCACAATCTGCAATCTGACGGTCGATGGCGGATGCACGGCGCGGACGACCGGAGCTCATGCCTTGCAGTTACAGGGCTCCTTTCCTTACGTGCACGATGTCGAAATAAAACATTCGGGGGAATTCGCCATTTTCGCAGTCAATGCGACTGATGTGCGTCTGAACAATATCAGTACTTCCGTTTGTTACGCCGATGGAATTCACCTGAGCGGTTGCACTCGAGGCACCGTCTATAACTGCCATCTGGTGGGGCAGGACGATGACGGTTACGGGATCGACACTTCGACTGACATCACCGTGGAGGGCGGACTTGTCCGTTCACGGGATTACGGGCAGTGCCTGACGACGGCCAACGGCGCGGGTGGCTCCCCAAACGATTATCTGCCTTCCTACGCCTTCAGCACGACTACGACCAGCAGCCCGGCCAGTGGAACATTTCGCCTGAACAACGCTACGCCCTCAAGTGCCACAAACATTTATATAAACGATACTGATTCAAACAGCTTTTCTCTGGCATCGGTTTATTCCGGTCTCGTCTCGGGCAATATCGTCGTGGTGAACGTGTCTGCAACGCGCCTGACCAACTATCAGACCTTCACCATGAGCGGGAGCGCGACGCATTCGGGCAGTGTGACGACCCTACCGGTGACCTATCTTGGCAGCGGTGGCACCGGGACAAGCGGCATCGCTAACACCACGGCCTGCAATATCGCTCCAGCTTCTACTTGGGGACGAGGCATCTGGCTGGCGGGCGATACTGACGTTCTCGTCAACGGCGTGAACATTGACACCGTGAAACAGTCCGGTGTCCGTGGGGAGATAAACTCCAGCACGCGCAATACGCGGGTGAAATTGCTGAACGTCAAGGTGCGCAATTCCAGCACGGTCGGCGGCGGTCACGGGATCTGGTTCGTGAACTCAACTGATTGCACGATCAAGGCCGATGTGGACGACATCGCGTCCGGTTCCTGCCTCGTCATTGCCGACTGGCAAAACCTTACAGTTGAGGGCTGCCATCTCAGCCAGGGCCGGGCGCAGTTCTGCCGCGGCATCGACACCGGAACCGACATTTCAAGTCCTACCGCATGGAATGGGCTTAAGCTGATCGGTAACAGCATCAACCTGCTTTCCGCATCGAACAACGAAAGTGTTCGGCTCGTGCCCAATTCGGCGGTGACTCTGACCAACACGGCGATTGTTGGGACGGTGAGCAGCCAAGCGAGCGGAGGCAATTACATCATAACGGATTACACTGCAGCTCCGACCAAGGTTACTAACAACGTTTCGATGGACGGGCTTTCAATTGCGGATGGCGGCCACGGTACGCCATCAATCAAGCTCAACAACAACTAATTTTACCATGAAAAACACACTACGATTCTTTCTTGCGGCGGCCTTGTGCCTTGCCTTCACGCTCTCCGCGAGCGCCACCATCAAGCAGGTGACGGGTACGCTCTCAACGGCGACGCCTATTATCACCTTTGGCCCGGATTGCCGTCAGGTGACTGTCCAGAACACGGGCTCGGTGGATGTGAGGCTTTCGTTTGACGGGGGGAGTACCTTTCCAAATTCCACAACTCCGACCGGCACCGATCCGACCACAACGACAGGCTACCTGCTAAAAGCGGGTACGGCATGGGTTAAAACTTTCCCTAACGGCGTGGGGGCGAGTTCCAAACCATACGTGGCCATCTCCGCCGGGGGCTCCGTCACTCTCGACATCACGACCGACGACTCCGTTTCCAAATGAAAAAGCTATTCTTACTTTTATTTCTGCCGTTGCTGGCGTTTGGAGACGGTGTGTCAAATCCTGGTGGCGCAGCTTCGATCGGATCTGTGTCGGCAGGGGGCGGGGGTAGTGGTACGCCCGGCGGGTCCAGTACGCAGGTTCAGTTCAACGATACCGGGGCTTTCGCCGCAGATTCCACGTTTACTTTCAACAAGACAACCAAAAATCTGGCAAGCACGACATACAATGGAAACACCTTTACGGCCGGTAGCTTTACTTTGACAGGAGCAGCCGCGAAGACGCTGACATTTTCAAATACGCTGACCCTTGCTGGTACGGACGCGAGTACGCTTAACATAGGAGCGGGAGGAACGTTGGGTACTGCGGCCTTTACTCCCACCCCCACCGGCACCGGCGTCCCCTACACCGTCGTCGGCGTGCAGCAGGGGGCAGCACTTCCGATCACAAACAATGCAATAGTGGCCTATCTTTCCAATCAATACGGCAACGACTCTACTGCCGTGCTTGGCAACCCGTTTTTATCCTTCAAAACACCGCTGGCTGCTTACAATGCGGTCAATGCCTCATCCATCGCGGCTGGATCAATTTTTATTCTGGATACACCGGGCACAAACGAAGGCAGCTATTTCCAAATGGATTTGCCCAATACGGGCTGGAATGAATTTATCTATATCTGTGGCTGGGGATCGGGAGCCTACGGTAGTGCTAACGATGGACCTACTACCCTTGGAAATCAGTATCAGCTTAGGCTCAATTTTGCTAACACTTCAACTACCACGCACGTTATTAATATTCGCGGTGCGGCGGTTTGGTTCGTTGAAAAGACCGTCGGTACTGGAATGACCGGACCGGTTTCTATCACAGTGATTGGTGATGCCAACTCCGCATTAGATTTTCAGACTGATTTTAAATCAGTCGATGCTTCGGCCAACGCCATATCCCTGATAAACTTTGCCTATGCCGCCGTACAAATCGGGACAACGTCCTCCGGCAAAATGCCGACGATTTTATTGCAGGATATTAATAACATTGGTCAATTAAGCTGTGGTTCCTCCAATGTGGGAAACTTTATTGCCATTAATAATTGTGGAATTGGTGCAGCTGGCGACCTGAGCTCCAAAACAAACGGCGGTGTTGTGGTATTGAATAATTGTTGGGCGGTAAAGACCGCTACCGGCGCCATATCTTTTGGCGACCTCACTAATACCAACGTCCAGTATTTCTATTTTCTTAATTGCAATTTTAGCGATCCAAATACCGGACAGAATGGTTGGTACCCGCTAATATACGGCAACGGCAATGGGGTGTTTTTCTTAAACTGCGTCAATACGGCGTTTGACGATTCGGCATCAGGGGGGAATAATATCTACAGTCTTAAAGGTTGTCCCAATTTGCTGCTGGCCGGACCAATGGCGGCAGGATCAACTATAGCAACGGGAACGTCATACACCAAAGTTGCCGGGGGCACGGCATACACCCTGACGGGGTCTTATGGCACGGTCACTTTTGGCACTACCAGTCCAAGCGTAACACTGACTGAAGTTGGCACATACTTGATCACCGCCACACTTCAGACGAGCTATGTGGGCGCAACCTATGCCACGGCATCCTCCGTGAATTACAAACTGCGCCGAACGAATAACACGGCTGCCGACTTGTCCGGCAGTATTTTCGGCGACCAGATTCCGGTAATGACCACTCTGGCGACAAACGGGCCGACGGTCACACTCACAGCTTTATACAATACCCTCAAGACAACTGATACTATTGGTATACAAGGCACCGTCACTGCGACTCCTTCCGCCGGATCAGTAACGGTTTCAGCGGCGAGCATTTCAGCAATCAAGATTAACTGACATGCGCCCGCTCCTATTCCTCTCCAGCTCATGAAACATTCCTTGCCCCTATCTTCGCCGCCGCGCTCCCATGACCCCCGGCCAACAAGCACTCGCCGACGCACTCTTTAAAATGATTACTGGCAACCTAGTCCCCGGCTACGCTGAACTGCCCTACAACGGCGCAACCGCTCTGACTGCCAATCACTACCTGCAAGATACAACAAGCGCAGTTGGTGATTACCTAACGATGGAGAGCGATGGTGCCCATTGGATCGCTAAGATGGGTACGGGGTATTCTGGTACATGGGCGGATTCTGCGGGAGCATAAAATGAAAAATCTAATCATTTTTATTTTCCTCTGTACCGGCATCTTCGCTCAGGTGCCCTACAAGTCGGCGCGCTTCCCTTCCAAGACGGTGTTGGCGGGCAGTGGGGGCGATCCCCATGTTATTACCGGACAGACGCCCGGCACACTTAGGGCTGATGGCGGCGGCTTCGCCACAGGATTTCAATTCACGGTTGGAGGAGCGTCCAAGGTAATTACAGCCGTTGGCAGATATAAGGCAGCAGGTGATTCAGCTTCGCATTTTGTTGCAATTTATACGGGCTCTGCTGGAGCGCCGGTGACGAATGGATCGGCCACGATTAACATGAGTAATGCAGCGGATGCCGATGGTTATGTTTATGTTACTCTGGCCACTCCAATCACAGTTAGTGCCTCAACGATCTATCGCTGTATGTCGGTAGAGGCAACGGGGGTGGATCACTTCTACGATTCTGATACGAGCGTCACGGCCAATGCAGTTATCTCAGTAGATAACGGCTGCTACGATTCAGGCGGGGCCGCCGGCGGTGGCAGCACCGGCACTACGGGTGGGGCCAACCACGCTTACGGTCCTGTAAACTTCAAATTTCACTAAAATGCTGAGATATTTAATTAGTTTTTTCGCGCTGCTTGTTACATTACAAGCCGAAGACCTGTACTTCACCCAGTCTGGCAGCGGTTCGCACAATGGCACAATCGGGAATCCATGGAGCGTCACCGAAGCAAACAACCCATCGAACTGGGGCGCGGGCGCTGGAAAAGTTAGCCCTGGGGACACGATCCATGTCGTAGGGACGATCACATCAAATTTTTCCCCACAAGCCGGCGGGACTTCGGGCAATCCGGTTACGATCCTTTTTGACTCCGGGGCGAATTTCACTAGCCCGCTCTGGCCGAGTCCTTATGGAGCAATCAGCTTTGCGGACCTGTCCTATATCACCATCGACGGCGGGGCGACGGGAATGATCGGCGGGTATGGCGCGACAGGTACGTCAAACGGGTTCATTCAAAACACGGCCAACGGGACCGGCCTGGCCCATCAATCGGACTCTGTCGGAATATGGATGGCTGGTAGCTCAAACATCATAATCAAGAATCTAGTGGTTAAAAACCTTTACGTCCGGGCGCAGAATGATCCGCCGGCGGGGATCACGCTCGCGAGCGCGGTGCACCTGCTTTATTATGGCGGTCTCTCTTCCTATGGGAATGACCTGGTGACGAACTGCGTTTTCTCAGATTGCGGCAATGGCTTCGACATCGACTACAATACCACGACGAACTTGGAGTACAGTTATTGCACGGCGTACAATACCAACATTTGCGGATGGGCGGGGAATCACTACAACACGTCCACTCTCTCAGGGATGCACGTCCACCACTGCTATTTCCATGATTGGAAAAATTGGGACGACTCGATTGACAGCTCGCACCATGATGGCTTTTTCACCTTCTGTTATTTGCCGTCCACCGGCTACGCGCAGAATGTGACTTACGATCACAACGTCATTGGTCCGGGCTTCGGAGCGAACGCCACGACTGGCCTCTTCATCCAGTATCAGGTCAAGGATGCGTTGATTTACGACAATCTTTTCTTGGTCGATTCCAGCGGTGCACCGAATAACGGCTGCATGTATTTGAATTCTTACCCGTCGATTGGTGGGGTATTTCGCGTCTACAATAATACGGCGGTCGGCGTTGGCTCGGGGGCGATGATCGACATAAGCGGAGGTGACACCTATTACGTCAACAACAACGTTTCAAGCGGGCTAACGACCCAAGTTATCGTTCAGTACAATGCGTCCGTCGTCTACAACGGAACGAATAATTTTGGCTACGGGCTGAGCGGTGGAAGTCAATTTGCATGGAGTTCGACCTCCGCCGGCGTGTTCTACAACATTGCCGGCTGGCAGGCGCTTGGAGCGGCCTTTGATGCAAATTTCAATGTCAGTAATCCGAACTTAAGCGGGACGTATCAACCAAATTCCGGATCGCCAGTTATTGCGGCTGGTGTGAATAATTCGGCCTACTTCACGACAGATTTGGCCGATGCTACTTGGACGGTTCCCTACGGGGCAGGTGCATACCAAAATACCGGCGGGGGTGGAGGCGGCGGAGTTTCCAGCATGCCCAGGAACAATCTATAAAAAACTCGCATTGGCGCTGGCTTTTGAAATTTTCTCAAATGGCAATTTTAGCTTGTACCCAACAGAGCAACATCCTAACAGTATTTTCCATGAACCCCGTTGCGACAACTGCGGCCCTTTGCAGCGATCCGAAAAAGTATCTTGACTGGCGGGCTTGGGGCTTGGGGCTGTGGAGCTCGGTGGCGGTAGCGGCGGCAACAGCATTCACGACCATGGTTAGCACGAACGGTGTTGAAGTCATGGTCTCGAATATCCCGGTGATCAACGACGCCACCCGTGGGATGGGAATGGGCTGGAAAACAGCGATTGCTCAAATGATCATCCACACGATGGCTGCAGCTGCCAAATACATTTCTGACACCAAGGGTTTGCCCCCTGCTGTCTCGTCCGAAAACTAAAATACAGAAAACATGAAAAACATGCTCGTTCTACTCGTCGCGGCCCTCGGGCTCGCTTTTGTTGCCGGATGCGGCACGCCCTCCCAAAACATCGCCACGGCAAACTACCTTGCGGGGAATGCTTTTGCCACCAAGAAACTCAGTGACAATCCGGCGACCCTCAAAGGTCTCCAGGACCTCGCCGCCGCTTTGCCTACGCTGGCTACTGGAAAGATCACCCCTTTCCAGATGGGCGTGCTCAACGCCGAACTGCAGCCTCTGCAGGCCGCGGCTATGGCCGACCCAAAGAACGCCGCTGCGTACAACCAAGTCGGCTCTTTAATCTCCGCAGCCATTCAGGCCAATGCCGGGGTGACGGGTGCGCTGCCCAACGCCAATACGGCGATAGTCGGAGCAGCCCTGACCGACTTTGCGCTGGGTATCCAGCATGGGATTGATTTTTGGTCCGGCCAGCAATCCGTTCTTGCCCCTGCCAAGTGACTTTTTCCACGGCACAGCTGGTCCGGCTGGGAAACGCAGTGAATGCGTGCTACCAGCCGGGATTTCATACCTCTCCGGAGGCAGTAGCTGTGCCGTCGAATCAGGTCACGCTTGTTTGGGGGACAGACCCTGACGGCCGGAAGCCGTACGGGGTCGTTTATTTTGATACTGAGCTTTCCGCTTGGGTTTGTGCGATCCGGGGAACGGAGGGCTTTTGGGAGTGGGTCAAGGATGCGGAAGCTCTCCCGGTGGACTGCCCTTTCGGAGCCGGGAGGGTGCACAGTGGATTCCTTGACCTCTACCAGACGCTGCAGGCCGGCAATTTGCCGCTGCGGGTGTTTCTATACTCGCTAACCCGGCCGGTAATCGTGACTGGCCACAGCCTTGGTGCCGCCCTGGCTACAATGGCGGCAGTGGATACGCCCAACTGCGCTCTGGCCACGTTTGCGGGACCCCGGGTCGGGGATGCGGATTTCGTAGCAGGGGCGCTCAGCGGCGGACTGCAGCTCGTCCGGGTTGTCAATGTACCGGACTTCGTTCCGCAGGTGCCTTTCGACATCCACCCGCTGTTTTGCTATGAGCACATTGGTCCGACCTTATGGGTGGACTCCACCAAGGAAGCGGATGACGAGCTCGCGGCGTTTCACTCCTTGGATACGTACCTTCATATGCTCGACAGCGCACACCCGCTGCTGCCCCAGTATGTGATTAACGCGAATACCCAGACCTGACATGGAACCCTCAGAAGTCATTGAAAGCCTTCCGATCGACAAGAGCACGAAAAACACGCTGCTGATTATCAGCGCCGGTTTTTTGTTTGCGGTATTCATCGCCTGCTGTGCGATCAGGGCGAAGGTCTACTTTGACGACTGGCATTCTGAGCTCATTGCCCAGATCGACAAGAGTGGAAAAGATTTGGAAGCGCGCTTTGACCGTATCAGCATGGAGACGAACAAAAATACGCTGGCGATTGAAGGGCTAAGAAAGTACTACTGGTCGAATAACGATATGCAGCAGTGGGCCAGGGAGCTGGACCACGGCAACCGTTCTCTTACGGTTCCAGCGGTTCCATCTCCTATGGGCGGGAGGTAACGCCGTGCGTATCATATTCTGGCGCCAGGAGCCGCTGTCCCCGGACGAAGAAAGGTTGCTACTCACCGTGGAGCAGGCCCACCGCAAGTCGGCCCTCCGGGATTGCGCCAGCTCCGTGGCAGTGCGCAGCGCGGCCGGCGGTTCCGGGTCCTTCGAAGCCGCCCTGGCTGCGGGGCTCCTTAATTTAGGTGGCAAGCATGCCCCGATTAGGGAAATTTTTCAGTTTTTGGAGAAAGAAAAATCCGACCAGCAGCACGACATTATCAGTGGCCGAAAAATTCCCGGCTGGGGCAATTCTTTCTTCAAGGGGACGCCCGATCCGGACTGGTATGCCGTCCGCCCGGCGTTTTTGCCGTTCCAAGGTGTGCTGGACCGGATTGATTTCATTACCACCGTCCTGCACTCAGTCGGGAAAAAGCTATACCCCAATGCCGGATGCTATACGGCGGCGGCGGCCCGGATCGTCGGGCTCCCGGCCGAGACCGCCTCGTACCTGTTGATCAGCGCCCGCCTCCCCATCTGGACCTACCTTGCCCAAAAGGAGCTGTGAAGAGAGTCTTCCTCATTACCGGGTTTCCCCGCAGCCGCACCGGCTGGCTTTCCGTGTTTTTGAGCAGCGGAGATACCCTTTGCCTGCACGAACCAATTTCCCAATTTAACGGGCAGTTCGTCCCCATGGTCGAGTATCTGGCGACTATTCCAAGCCCCAATCTCGGCATTTCCGACTCAGGTATCGCCGAAAAAGCCGGGCTCTACAGTATGACATTTCCCTCTGCCTCCGTAATGGTGATCGAGCGGAGCAAGGAAGACAGTTTCCGCAGCCACCGGGCCTACTATGGGTCGCTTTACTCAGAGGAGACTACTCAGAAAGCATTTGACGTACGGGAAAGGGGCTTGCAGTCTCTGGATCAAGAATTTCAGAACGTGAAACGAATCCCATTTGCCTCCTTGGAGACGGTTGAAGGTGCGCGTGTCGCATGGGAATTTTGCTGCCCGGGTAAACCTTTTGACCAACATCGGTACCAGGCGATGAACCGCATCGTTTGTAACCCGAAACTCTGACCATGGGCTGGTTCGCATTAGGAGCTGCAGCACTTTCCGCCGGGTCCGGCATTTACTCGGCTTCCCAAGCAAGTAAAAAGCCTTCAGCGACTCAAGTTGCTCCGGCTGATTTCTACAATGCCTACGGGCAGAAGAATACGCCGAACACTGGAGCGGTCAACTCCATGAATAACATTTTTGGGGCGCTGAACAATAGCAACCTCAACAACTCGGCAGCGGGGGCCTCGGGAGACTATGTGTCCGCCCTGCAGAATGCAGCCAATGGCCCACAGCTGGCCGGAGCAAATGCCTACAATTCAAACGTGCTGAGCGGGCAGTATCTGAATTCACCACAGGTGAAAGGGTACGCAGATCAGGCGTACAATTCGATCATCGGACAGGGGGCAAATCAGGATGCACGGACCCGGGCAAATTTTGCCAATAACGGACTGGGCTTCTCCACCGGCATGCAGCAGTCCCAGCAGGCGGGAGCAGCGGCAACAGCCAATCAGGCTTCGCAGGCGAGGGCAGGCATCCTCTCCAACAATTACCAGGCGGAGCGCCAGCTGCAGCAAGGCGCCGTGGGCAATGCGGAAAGTCTCAACGCCCAGACGCCAAACTATCTCAGCCAGATCAACAGTGCCCTGTACGCGCCGTACACCACACAGGCGGCGCTCACCACCGGACTCCTCGGAAACTCGGTCAATTCCCCACAAGGTACGTACGCTCAGAATCCAACCGGGGCGAACGCGCTGGCTTCGGGGGTGAGTACTGCCACTGGAATGGCCAGCTTGCTTCAAGGTCTGCAGCAAAGTTCAGGCGGTGGAAATTCTGGAAACACCATGGGGTATGTGAACGGCGTTTGGACCTGATTTTATGCCCTACGTCACTCTACCAGAACAAGGCATCCGCCAGCCGGGCGACGTGATAAACGATGCTGCGCACAACTATATGCTTCAGCAGGCGCTGATGCAGCAGACCCAACAGCAGAAACAGGCATTTCCAATTGAGCAGCAGCAGCGTCAGGCGCAAGCGAACGAGTCCACGGTCAAGGCTCAGGCCATCGGCAAGACCCTTCAGCTACAGCAGGCGGGGGAAACGCTGGCCAACCAGCACCAACAGCTGGCCAATGCTTTTCAGGCCGAAACGGACCCGGTTAAAAAGCAGCAACTGGCTGCACAGCTGCAGGAGACCCAGCAGCAGATTCAAAATCTCGGATTCCAAGCGAGCCTGATTCAGGCCCAAACTCAAGAAGCGGGGGAGAGAACAAAGGGCCTGCAGTTCAGCCGGGCCAACACCACGGTCACCCCGGGCAAGCTTGATCCCTACGGCAATCAGATCATCACGACGGATCGTACGGACGACCAAGGCAACCCGATCAACTCCCAGCAGACTTTTGAAAAAGGTCGTGGCGTTCCGCGCGTCGCCTATAAGCAGGTGTTCGACCCCACCTCGGGGATGATGAAACGCGTTCCCGGCGTGGTCGAAGTGAATCCTCAAACCGGCGAAATGAACGTGCAATTCCCCGATGAAAAGGGAGCGCCAGAAGACCAGCAGGCAGCCGGGCCTGATCCGCTGTTCAAGGACCTCGTGGACAAATACTATGATTCGGAGACGGGCAAGCGCAATGACAAGGCTCCCAAGAATGCGATGGACCGGGCTCAGCTGCAGGCATTGAAGAAAAATCCGGCGCAGCTTGAGGCATACGGTCTTGATGCGTACGCGGACGGTCAGGGCACGCTGCCCAAGCCTTCCGGCGGTCCGGTCAATGCCCGGCCAACGACTGTCACGTCTTCTGCGGGGGCACCTCCCGGGCCGTCGCCAGTTTCAGGGGCGAGCTCGGCCCAGCCCTCCGCCACGACTTCCTCCGCTCCCCCCGTTGCCCAGCCCAATCCGGCCAACGGCCCGCAGGCGGGCATCAATCCCGGAGGCAGTGCGGTCAAGGCCGGAGCGGATGCGCTGCCGGCAGCTTCCACGGGTACGCCGATGCTGTCCGGACGAAAGCCCATGGCTTCCGGCGGGGGCAAAACTTTCAAGGATTTGCCGGTCGGGGCGTTTTTCTTCCAGGGCGGAAAGCGTTTCAAGAAAACCGGTGACACCGACGCATTGCCAGCGGACTCGACGCCCTCTGACACGCCGGGTGGTTCGCAAAACCAGACTCTGCCGGCGGCGGCTGGCGGCGGTTCGTGATTGAACTCAGCCCCTGATCGCAACAGGGTGCCAGCATGGCCTTTGATCCGAATGCCCCTGTAGACGTGGAGGAGACCCCTCCTGCGGCGGTGCAGTTTCATCCTGACGCGCCAGTGGACACAGACGCCCTCCCAGCTGTAGCTCCTGCAGCGCCGGCTACGCCCAAGCAGCGTGCGATTGATCGGAACACGTCCCGCTACCAGCTCCGTCACCCCGGAGCGATGTCGAACGCCGAAGCAACGGTGAAAGCCTACGACTGGGCCATGACTCCACTGGCTACGATTCCGCGGGCACCGGAGCTTTCGGCGGAGGAGGGGGCCAAACGCCCCGCGCGTGCCATGATCTGGGGCGCCCCTGGACCCGAACCTTTGACGTACGGCACCTACAACGCCATCCAGAACACAATCGCGCCGATCGCAGAAGGCGCAACTTCCCCCGCTGGGATCGGCGCCTTGGCTTTGGGGCCCTTGAGCAAGGTCATACCTGCGGCCAAGGTGGCGTCTGGGGTTGTGGCGGCAGGATTTGCCACACTGATGGCAAAGGGCACGGCTGAGCAGATCGTAGAGGCCAAGAAAGTGCTGGCTGATCCGAATGCCACGCCCCAGCAGGTGAAGGAAGCAATTTTGGCGCCGGCCGCGTCGCTGGCCATGACCGTGGGCGCAGGGTTCGGCGCGAAGTCTGAATTCACGGAGGCGATGAAGCCCTCCGTTTCGATGGTGGCCAAACCTTCAGTGGAGGCCCCGACTAAAGAAGGAACGCTCTCACCGGAAACTCCGGCCAAGCCCCAGCCGGAAGTACCCGGAGAAGTCACGGTTTTTCATCCGGACACGCCGATTGAAACTGAGGCACCGAAGACAGACGTTGCTCCGGCGGATACCACGATGGCCAAGATTCAGGCTCTCGATGCAGTGCCTTTGAAGGAAGGCGAAATGGCAAGCGCTGTGAAGTTCGATCCCGAGGCCCCAATCAGCACGGCGGAGCCTGCCCCCGAGTCCGCGGCAAACGTTGCGCCGAAGGGAACGGAGGAGTTTGATGAAAACGTTCCTCCGTCTCAGCCGGTCAAGAGCGCGACATTTGAGCCTGACACCCCTGTCGACATCGGCCCGCGGGACGAAACAGTTTCCACCGGTACCGGCGTAGCCACACCCCACGAAGAGCAAATGATGGCGGACTGGAAAAAGAGCATCGCGGCGGAGCAGGAGGCGAAAGCCCCTCAAGTCCTAAACCATTTCACGACTGCTGAAAATGCAGCAAGCCTGCAATCTGGTAGTGCTTTCGATGCAACGCGCCTACCCGTTCACGGTACGGGCGGATTAGGTCCCGAGACGAAAGTGGGTAAATTTGCAGGGGATGCTGTCTACCTTTCATTGGACGATAAAAAGTGGAATAGCTCATACGGTGCTAGTGGGGGAGGAAAGGTGGTCGAAGCTACACTAGAACAGCTTGCTAAGATGAAAAAAGAAGGGACTTCTGCTGCGCCTTATTTTGATTACGACAAGCAAAAGTGGATGGTCGATACCGCAGGAGTTAAAAAGTCATCGCTCAGCAGCGTCCCCATGGAAGTTCCAAATGGGTTGAGTACGTTAAATATTTCCAATGCAGGAGACTTGAGGAGAGCTCTCGCGGACTCCGCAAAGGCCTTAGGAGTAGAGCGGGTCTACTGGGACACTCCTGAATTCTGGAAAGGACTTAAAAAAAGCTACGACGCAGTGAAGATCACTGGCGTTGATGATGTGCTGTCTAAAGATCCAGATAGTAAGTTTTTCAAGGCCGCCAAAGGTGACCAGCTGATCGTGTTTGACCCTAATAAAGTGCGGGTGGAAAATAAAGTACAGCCGACTACCGCTGAGCCCTTAGTATCTAATGTGCCGGCTACTGCTCCAGTCAAAGACCTCAATGCCCCCGACACGCGTTACGATATGGTCAAGTCCCTCAACGAATCAAAGCTGCTCGCGCTCTCCAAACAGCTGGATATCGACCCGCAGGGCATGTCCGGTGACCGTCTGAAAACGCGGATCAGCGTCAATGCCTCGCCGGAGGACATCCAGGCCGCACTTGCTGGCAAGGGACTAATTTCGAACTCTGCGGCCGAGGCGTGGGCTGACAAAGTTCTGGCCAAAAAGCGCGGGCAGGTAAACGCACTGTTCGATCCGGAGCAAAGCGCAGCCTACGCAGTCAAAGGCGCGGCCATTCTCGAAAGAGGCATCACGGATTTCGCCAGATGGTCCAAGGAGATGGTCAAGCAGTTCGGTGAAGAAATCACCCCACGGCTGGAGGCCCTTTTCCGCTCGTCCCGCGAGTTGCACAACGAAGGCTCGTCCGTGGGCAACGCTTCGCCGGAGCAGATCACTGACTTTTTGGCGGATTTTAATGAAGACGCCCACGCTAAGATTGACGAGGCGACGGCCAAGGCGACAACCCCGGGCACCCGCGCGCTGTCGCTCATGAGCAATGTTCTCCACGGCAGCAGCCCGGAGGTCAATTCGATGATGCGCGGACTGGCCAACGAATCCGCGCCAAAAACTTCAGCCCTCAACGAAGACGCCGGCAACGCCCTTGTGCGCTACGCCTCCGCCAAGATTGCCGCGCCGGAAATCGCCCGGGACTACGCCGGCAAGGTTTTGGGGGATCACCTGCACGACTCGGAATTTGCCAAGAAGCTGGGAGCTGTGCTCGTGGAGGACCGGCTGCAGACGATGCGCCGCGGATTCCTCAAGCAGGCTTCAGACACGGCCATGACGGGGGACCGGGAAGGCGCCCAGCCGTTTCTCGACCACGCCCAGAATGTAACAACGCTTATCGGCAAGGAGAATTCTCCGTTCAAGACGGAGGCTGATTTCAAGGCGGCGCTCAACGACCCGGAAATAAAATCGGCGCTCGACCGGCACAAGGAATTGCTCCAGCCCTTTGCGAAAGAGATGCACGAAAATCTTGGCGGGCAACTGGCCAAGGCCGGCGATGCCACCGGGGCGTTTGCGAATTTGCTTCCGATCACAGAGGAGGGCGAGGTATTGAAAGGCGGACTTGGCAAGGGCGGGAAAGGGGATTTCACGGTACCCCTCAAGCGCGGGTCTGCATTCACCAAAAAAGCCTACGGCTCGGCCGACAACTACGTCACGGACTACAATGAAATAGCGCGCTCCATGGTTTCCGGCAATTTTGAGGAAACGGCGAAGCGCCAGCTCTACGACAAGCTAACGGAAAGTGGACTGGGCCAGATTCTACCTGTGGGAGAGACCGCCCCGGAATTTCACGGGCAGGTGGGGCGCAAACTGCAGATCGAGCGCCGGGGACTTGGCGGGCGGATGATCATTCGCAATCTTTTCGTTGACCCAAAGGTTTACCCCGAGGTCGTGCGGGCCATGAATCTGGATGAGACTTTTAAGCACGCGGCGGTGACACATATTTCCAATGTTCTGAACACGATCCAGCTGAAAGGCCCGGTGGACGCCCTCTACCACGTCGCCAACATTCTCACCTCGATCTCCGGCCAGCAAGGGGGAAAGTCCGTGGTCGCCGACATGGTTAGAAAGCTGCCTGGCGTCAATGTGGTGGACGCCATTGCGCGCGTGAGCATGAAAGCCCGCAAGGTGATTCTCGATTCCCCCCAGATCCGTGAAGACTTGGCTGAGATTGCGCGGATCGGGGCCGGGCGTGCGGAGCGCACGGATGTCCGGGGCATGGGCAAACTGATCCAAGCGGTGGACCGGGCGGCCCGACTGGTCCGAAACGACATGTATGACAATTTGGTGGAGCGAAACCTGGCCAAGGACAGCGAGCACGGCCGGCGCGAGTTCATCAACCAAGTCGGCCAGTACAACACGCGCCTGATGGGGCAGATCACAGCTAAACTAAAAGAGTGGGGCGTTTCTCCGTTCATTGTCGCCGGACGCACTTTCAACACCAACGCCCTGCGGAGAGTAACGGCGAACCCGGGGATAGAGTCGGCCAGTACGGCGGCCAGCGTGAAGATGCGCGCCGTCGAAGTCGCCGGACTCGTGGCCAATCTCGTGGCCATCCCCATGGCGATAAACTATGCCCTGAGTGGCAAGCCCATGGGGCGCCCAGGGACCGCTTTCGGCGCGATCGACACGGGCAAGACTGACACCAACGGAAAGGCCATCATCGTGGACCCCCAGCAGTGGACAGGGGTTCGCCGCGGTCTCCGTCTGACGGGGGTGAACGCTATTTCCGCAGGCGTACAGCGCGGCGAGGGAGCGGCGAGGATTGCCGACAGTGCCGCCAAGGACATGATCGGGGGTTTCATTCATCCCTTTGCCGGTCCGGCCGTAAACACCGCAGCGACGCTGGCCACAGGGTACAATGCTTCCGGGTTCAAGCAGGCCAAGACCGCTCTGCCCGGCCAGAGCCAAATGACCCAAAACGCGATAGCGGCGGCCAAACAGCTGAATCCTTTTATCGGCAACACGTCGGAGGGTTTGACCAACGATTTCAGTCTGGAAGGGCTGGCGCGCGGCGCCGCCAAGCCGCTGGCCAGCGCCATGGGGCTGAAAGAAACTTCGGTGATCACTCCCGAGCAGCAAATGAAGATCAAAGCCGGGCAGTTCAACGACAAGCTGGGAATTCTCCGCGGAGAAGACCGGCCAAGCCCATACCTGCCCCTGTCGAAGGCGGTCAACGCCGGCAATTTTGAAAAATCTCAGCAGGCCCTCGGGGATCTGCTCGAGCAGAAGGCACAGGCCATCCCCGGCCCGCTCCCAGCTTCGGCCAAGGAAGCCATGGCCAAACGGGCGATTGCGGACTATTACCACCAGGAGGAAACAACGCCTTTCACGGGCAGTTTGGCGCGGGAACGGGCTTTCAAAGCCACACTGTCGGCCGACGAGCTGCAGCAGTACGAGATGGCCAAGGCGAACCGCCGGCAGACGGCGCAGTCGGTACGAAACATCCTGTTCCACCAGTAGGAACGAAGAGCCCGGGACCTTTCGATCCCGGGTCTCGCCCGTAACGCTGTTCTACCGCCAAGTGTTTTACGTGACCGTGAGGGTGCTGCTGGAGGAGCACACCGGACCGGAGCCTGTGCTCTGCACCACGCACCGGAAAACGGTTTGGTCGTAGGTGACCAATACCGGATTGGCAATCGTGAGAGTCGCCGTGGTCACATTGGAGAAAGGCCCGGTGGCCGGTACGTTGAGCCAAGCCCCGGTGCCTAGGAGCCGGTACTGCCACTGAAAGGTATTGCCCGCTCCACTGGCAACCACAGTACCGAGGTTACCGCTCGCGTTGTGCGCGATCGTGACCGCAGCGGTGGGCTGGGTCGTGATGTTTGCCCGAAGTGCCCGCGCCGCCGCTGAAATCGCCACCAAGTTGGCGTCGGTGAGGATGCCGTTCAGGGCGTTGTTCGGGTCATCAAACCCGTTCGCCGTGTCGGCGTCGATCAGCAGGAAACTGGTCGAAGGGCCGTGATTGTAGCTCGTGGTGTTGGGCTGACTTTGGAAGTACGCGATGGCCTGGGGAGCCGTATATGTCATGGTCGGGATTGCAGGCAGCGACGGAATGGCCGGCGAAGCGTTGAACCCGTACAAGCTGTAGTTCGTGTTCACCTCCGCAATCTGCAGCGCCAGCTGGGCGACAGTCGCGGTGTGAACGTTGTTCAGCGAGGACAGAATGACGTTGGTGTTGAGCAGGCCGCCATAAATGACGGCGAAGGGGAGGAGTTTCATGGTGGAAAATTTTGAACTGCCAAAGGGCCTTACGAGACGGTGAGGGTGACGACGGTTGATCCGAGGACCTGGCCGCCAGAAGCGCTACGCACGAGACAGATGAACTTGGAGCCGTTGTAGGTAGCCAAGACCGGATTCGTGATCGTGAGGGATGCGGTGGCAGAAGTGGTGAATGGACCGGCATCGGTGACGCGCTGGAAAGCGGAGGTACCAAGCAGCTGAATGTACCATTCGTAGGTACGACCGGTACCGGTGGCGGTTAGGGCGATAGCTCCGGCCGCGTTGTGGGCAATCGTTTGGTTGGTCGGCTGGACCGTGATAGCCACGGCGGCGGCAGTGCTGAGCACCGCGCGGGCAATGAGCAAATTTGCCACCGTTTGCTCGGAAGTGAGGCGGTCGAGATCGCCGGAAGGATCGGCGTACCCGACCGAAAGGAACGCGTCGATCAGCAAATAGCTGGTCGAGGGCCCGCAGGTGACGCCGCCGGGGACTTGGCTCTGCAGGTAGGCGATACCGTTCGGGGCCAGACTGCCCGGGGTCGGAATGGCGGGGATGGTCGGAAGCGCGGGGGTAGCAGCGTACCCGTAGTTGGCGAAATTGGCGTTCAGCTCGGCGATGGCCAGGTTGATGGCCGTGACGGTACCGGCGATGATGGTGTTGGTCGAAGACAGGACGACATTCGGATTCAGAGTGCCGCCGTAGATGACTGCGAAGGGAAGTTGTTTCATGGTGAAGCCAGCTTCCGTCAAACTTGAATTTCGTCAAGTATTATATTTCAGGCTTGTTGAATCGCTTGTGCAGCCAACCAAGGCGAGTTCGGTCCTTTTGTCGGATTGAGCCTTCCTTGGGCTGCGTCAGAATGTACCAAAGGGCCATGAGGATGGCATCGGCCGTGTTGTGGTCTTTGACCCGGGTCAGGAATTCGACAGACGGCGGGTGAAACTGAGTTGCAACAGCTATAGAGTCGAAAGATGTTTCCTCCGGGCGCCCTCCGAGTAGTTCCCAGTAATAATTTTGCCAGCGCAGGGGCGAGACTTCGAACAGAGGCTTTTTCCGTTCATCAAATTGGGAAAAGCCGTTGCTTAAGAGCGCTCCCGTAGCACATCCCGCAGAAAACCCAAAGCTGAATTGGCTGGCGACTCCTTGTCCTGGGCGGGAGGCCACCATTTCAATAACTGCGGTATCAGCATGCTGTGACAGTTCGTCCACTGCTCGGGTCATATCCTCGGGATGCTTGAAGTCCCGCCGGACGTGAATCCCGCGGGCCCATACTACCACTACGGCACCGGACATTCCAGGATCGACAGCCAAGACGTTCACTTTGGCTCGTCCTTCAGGCGCCAAGTGTAGAACGGTTTCGTGCCCTCCGCAATCTGCCGCGTCTCCACGACCAAGGGGCCCACGTTGACGGAGGCGATGATGGGGAAGGTTTCCTCCGGGTACCGGGACGCCTTGGTGGTTTCGACCCACGCGACGGCGCGGAGGGTTTTTTCGTCAAATCCGCGCTCGGGGTCGGACAGAAGCTTGGACAGGCCGGAGGGGGACAATCCCAGCATGTCTGCTACTTCCTTTTTCCCGCCGTGGGGCATGGCCATGACCATGGCCCGAAGCCAGTTCACCATTGATTGACTGTTGAAATTGCTCATTTGGAAATTTTCCTTTTCTTGAATTTTTGGGTGTAGCGCTTGATGTGCTTTTTGGAGGAACGGAGTTTCTTTTCGAACCAGTTGAATTTTTGGGTGGTCTGTTCTTTTGAAAGGAGTGAAAGACGCGCGATAAGTCCCCTCCGATCCGGAACGTACCCGAACCACTGGTAGGCAGTGATCGGACGGCTTGGTGGTAGTTTGTAGATGACTCTGTGTTTCATAAACAAGTGCCGGTCCAGTTCTGTAATCGGGCCAAACAGCCCGAGAATCTTAGACTTTTTCCGTCGGCGCTTCATCGGTAATTTGGAATTCGGGTTTGGTGTAGAAGGAAAATTCCGACGTGTTTTCGTCGTAGGTGACCGCGGTAATCTCTATGCCTTGGTCCTTCAGCTGGGCCAGCCGCTGGGCGACGAGCTGGAGGCCCTTGTTTGGGTGTACGTTCAATGAAATCTTCATCACCGTGCGGACCCGGGAAACCGGCAGACCGGACTGTTTGACGATCGAGCGGCGGTAAATCTCCGCCGTGATTCCCGCGATGTGGAGGCTGATATCGACCAGCTTTTCATTAATCGGTTGGCTGGTCGCGTAAGCTTCCGTGAGGGCTTTAAGCAGAGCGTCCTTCGATAGGTTGACGAACAGGTAGGGAGAGGCAGTGGTAGCTTCTTTCATGGTTGGAACGGGCGTTGATTATTTCTTTTCTGGAAACTTTGAAGCGCCGGGCGAGGACGCTGTCGGGCTTGGTTGAAAGACGAATGGACGATATTTGCTCGGATGTCAACATTGCAACACAAGAAAGTTTTCCATTTGGTCAATCGGCTTTACAATACCTATCATAAACCCCACCGCTTGTGCCAATTGGCAGACCGTACGCCCAGTCAGGGACCATTTCCATGATCTGCCGGCCTCTGATGAAAGCCTCCTTGGCGTCAGCTTCGTCCACTTCAACCACGATTTCGTCATGGGCATGGAAGCACACGGGCAGGCCGGCTTTTTCCAAGCGGAGGATGGCTTCGGCCACAAGGTCCCGGGCCATGCGCTGAGTCACATTCTCCGTCAGCCGTCCGCCGTAAATGTCTGCCGTGTTCTTCGGATTCAACTCTCCCAGCACCTTGTCGCCCCGGTAGGCGTACATCACGGCACCCTCGTCAGTGTGGCGCTCGTACTTGGTGACATTGAAATACCGAAACATACTGCCGTTGGGCATCTGAATTTCCAACGGGGCCTTCTCCTGCGCCGCGCGGACACAGAGGCTTTGCAGCCGGCGCCAGAACCCGGGAACGCTGGGGTTGTTGGCGCGAATCAGCTGAATCAGGTCCGTGGCTTCCTGCACCGGAATCTTGGCGTACTTGGAAAACCGCGGGCCACCCATGCCGTAGCCGCTGCCGATTGCAGCGTTCTTTACCTTCACATAGTAGGCAGTGGGGGCCGTCTCCTTGAGTTTGCCGGGCTCGTTCCACATTCCGGTGGTCCGGGCAAACGCCTCATAGATCGAATATCCTTCCCGCACCATTTGGAGCAGCTTTTCACATTGGGCCAGCCAGAACAGGCAGCGTGGTTCTACTTGGGCAAAGTCCAGGACTACGAACTTTTTTCCGGGCCGAGGGACGAGGAAATTACGGAAAAAGATGCCGGGCTGCGGCTGTCCTTTTTTGACCGGTGGGAGGGGTGAAATGAAATCAGGCACGATGTCCCCGAACAGGGGCTCCCGGTCCATGTTTTGGATATTGAAGCCCGAGTGCGTGTCGTCGCCGTCGGTTTGGGAGCCGTCACTGGAGCCTTTGGCCGACCAGCGGCGGGTGTGCGGAGCTCCGCAGTAGAGGAGGTCCGGGTAGTAAATCCCTTCGTGGCACTTGGAGAGGAATTTTTCAATGTGGGAAAGTTTCCTGTTGGACAACTCAAATGCCTGACGGGCCCGCATGACCGGTGCAAGCTTGGGGTTGGCTTCCATCCAGTCGGTAAAATCCGCGCCGTCCTTTTTGAGATTGTTGGGCGGAGCGACGCCCTGTTTGCAGGACCAAGTGTTGAAAGCCTGCACGGAGAGGGGCGTGTCAACTTCGAACCATGGCAGCTTCTGCTTCGCGTTGTGCCTGATCCAAGTGAGCGCCTGGCGGCATTTCTCAATGTACTCCGGGTCCGTGTTGATCCCTCGCCGGCAGATCATCCGGGTATGCGCGGCCACTTCCCTCTCCGTTTGGGACATCGGGCCGAGCTTGCGCAGCTCACCCAGATCTTCCAGCGCCACATCGGAGTCCGCCAGATTCATGGCCTTTACGTTGTCCTGCTCAAAGCCCAAGAATTCGCAAAAATGCCGGCCCTTCATGACGTTTCGCATCGTCTTGGAGTGGGGGCGGCCAGTCAGCGTATAGTGAAGGGAGGCGAGGGAGCGCGGGCGTTGGTGATGCACAGCGTAGTCGGAGACGCACTGCCATGGCCGTTTTGTGATCCCCAGTTCGGGAAACTCTTTCTCGGCGCCTTGAAAATCGAAGTTCGAATTGACGGCCCAAAGGTTGGTGTTGGAATCCGCGATGATGGCCTGTGCCACGTAGTTTTCCCGGAATTCCTGCGGCGTACCGGCCCAGCGGTAGCCGTCGGTGACGAAACTCCAGAGATAGCTGTACGACTGCGAAAAATACTTTTTCGCGCACATGTGCTGAATGGACAGGTCCGCGCTGTAGAACCACTCACTGTCGATCATGGCGTCGCGTCTCATTCGTCGTCCACTCCCGCCGGTTGAAGATTCAAATTCTGCGTGACAGCCTTCTGTACCATTGGCAGCCCCTGCACCGTCGCCGTAATTTCGGCCTTGCTGAGTACGTACCGTCTGCTCTTGTGCGCAGGATCGTAGCTGACGCCTGGTGTCTGCCCTCTGGCCAAGTCGCCCAGCGCACGGCCCAGCTTCGTGGGGTCCCAAGTCTTGAGCAAAATTTCCAGCGTTTCGTCGGCGCTCAGGGCCCGCAGCAGGTCCGTCGGTGTTCCGGTCCAAGTCGCCGCCCCTCCGTTCCACTGCGGATTCTGCATCCAAGCCCCCAGCAGCTCCAGCAGGTTGTAACTGATCTGCTCCTGCCGGTTCGTCTTGACGAGTTCAGGATCATGGAAGCTTTTCATTCCGAAGCGCCCATTCAATAGCAGATCCGTTGGGGCCTTGTATGTGTCCACAAGCCAACGGAGGAGGAACGGCAGCTCCCGTTCGACGATCTCCCTGTTCTTCTGTTTGTCGAAAAACTCGTGGTCGTGACGTTGCGCCCGGAAGAAATGAAGCCGGTCCACCGTGTTAGGATTCAGCATGGGCAGCAGCCCTACGTCCTTTGGCCCGTCGTTTAGTGTCACGATCAGCCGCCCGTCCCAAGTGATCCGGACCTTTTTCATGAACTTCGGGTGGTAGCTGTGCTCATTGTTCGCCACGAGGGCTTTGATCTTCTGTTCGAAAATGGTCTTTTTGTGCTCGGGCGGGGCGTCCTCGTCATTGATGGCCATGATCGGGGACGCAAAAATGTCGTCCGAAAAGTCCGTCTCTCCCATCAGGTACCGGTATGGATTCGGGGCCATTCCTCCCATGGCCACGGGCAGAATAAGCTCCGACACCAAGTTTTTTCCGCATTCCCTGGGACCGCAAATAAAAACCGCGTGACCGTTTGTCGGTTTCATTTTTATGGCACTCTCATAAAACCGGCGCCACCAGATCAGGAAATGGTCAAGGGGCCGCAAGTCAGGCCGGGCAAAGAACACGTTGAAAAAGGACCACATCCAAGGGAAGTCGTCCGGGCTGGAATCCAGTTTGTCGGCCATGGCCAAAGGCCGGCCCCGGCTGATATTCAGAACCCTGTTGTTCTGGTAATCGACCACCCCTTCGGGCCGGTAGAGCAGCGGCGCCGCACCGTCGATGCGGTTGGTCTCATGAATATGGCTCAGGATCAGCTCGGCGGCGCTCTGGGATTCGCCTTTCTGCCGTGAGCGCTCGTACCCAAAAGCGGCGATACGGAGAAGCGTGTCTTGCCGGTCCCAGTTGTAGAATAGCTCCCGTTTCTTCACCCAGTAGGATTTTCCGTCGAAGTACATGTCCTGGGAAACTTCGCCGTAGTTGGTCAGGCGCATCTTCTCCACGATGTTTTTCCCCAAAAGCTCCTCCCATGTCATGAGGGGCTTGTCGCCTGTCACGCAGGCAAATCCTCGGTCCACACACATGGCTCCGTTGGGGTTGTCGGCTTTTTCGTCCCAAAACCGGAGGCCCACGGCATTCTGTTTAAGAACGCCAAACTTGGCGAAATTGGGATATTTTTCCAGTAATAGCTCCGAAGCTTTTTCTAGCGGAATGTCCGACTTCTTCGTCGATATTGCGGCCTGCGTTTTGACTGCGATCCCGACCAGAACATCCGCGGGTACGGGGCGGGCGAAATCCAGTTCATGCCAATACCCTCCATTCGTCCATCGCATCGCCACGTCGTAAGACTTCCGATCAATGCCTGGTAGAAATGCGTCAGCCCCCACCAACGCGCCAACTCGTTTGAGAAATTCGTCGGCGAATTTCTTCCCTGTGCAAAGTACAGGCTTCTGAAACAACCACACGCACCTAATATGCTTTGAAAGGCTGGTCTCGATGTGAGTAGGGCACCAACCGTGCAGCTTGAGTGTCTGTTTGCAGGCGGCTTCCACGAAAGTAAAGTCGATAGGCAGATCGTAGTCGGCCACGAACGCCATGACGGAGAAGGGTGGGTTTTCATTGGAAATGGGGTGGTACCAGTTTTCTCCCTTAGCCGCGGAGTAGACGTTCCAAGACACGTCAGTCCGCTCCATGTACTTTTTGCGGTCCGGCTTGTTCATCGACCGGACCCGGGTGACATCCTCTTCCGTCACGTCCCAGTCCCACGGCAGAACGCCTATCTTGGCGGTCTTTTCCCCGAGGTTGGGCCAGATGGGGAACTCCGGCTTGTTGGAGAGGACGATCACTAGAATGTTTCTCCTTCAGGAGTCGGCTCGATTTCGCACTTGTGCGATTTCACGGAATTCTCACTGAGGGTCATCATCTGGATGTTGTTTATGTTGTAGCTTTCGTTTTCACGGATTCGGTCCACCGACATGCCTTCGGCGTGGCGGCCTTTGAGTCTGTCGTAGCCGGTCTTCCGACACCACTCCAAAAACTCAAAGCGGGTAAGTTCGAACTTGATCTTTCGCTCCTTGGCCCGGTGCTTTAGATTGTAGTAGGCGGCTCGGCCCGGATGCTTCGCCCGGTAAGCCCGGCTGCGGCAGGTGGAGCAGAAGTTGGCCTTCCCCGCCCTTTTGTTTTTGCAGTCAGGCGTTGCGCAGGACTTGCCATGCTCGCCATTGAGGTAACGTTTCATTGTCGGGGTACTGAACAGGGAGCGCCGGTACTTGCGGCCAAACCAGTATTTTTTTTGTGCGACCGTCACAGGCTAAAAAGCCCGGGGCCAACGTGCGCTCCGGGCTGGTGTTTATTCGGTACAGAAAATCAAGCCCCGCGGAGGGACTTGGCGTACTCGCGGAGGTCGGGGGCGGTCAACTCCGGCAGCATAGTGATCTTCGGGTTGAAGACCATGTTGTCACCGGACTTTTCCTTCACGACTTGAAGCTTCCACAGGCGTTTGTGCAGCAAGATCCGGCGGTCAGGCCCGGAGCCTTCGCACAGAATGAAGCTGGTGGCGTCCATGATCGGCTTCACGAAGGCACGATACTGGCCTCCGTTGACGTACATGACGGCCGGCGCGAACCGACGCTCCTTGCCCTCGAGTTCCATAAGCATCGGAAAGAGATCCGCATTTTCGAACTTTTCCGGCATCTCCACGACCAGGAGACAGCGGGCCGCAGGGGACCACGAAGGCTTCAGGCGGTTGCCGCCGGCATCGACGGACCACTCCAGATTTCCGCCCAGCTGCATGACTTCCTCCGGGGTGTTGGCATTGCGGGGCTGCATCGGGTTGCCCGCTGCGTCCTTCGGGGGCTGGTTGGTCACCGGGTCCCGTTTCAGATCCTCGCGGAAATACTTCTGCACGGCGACGGGCACGAAGTTGATGGGAGGACCGGGCTTGTCCGGATCGGGAGGTCCGAAGATGGCGATGTCCTGCAGGATCAGCGTGCCTTGGTTGAATTTTTCCGACAGCGGGCCCGAGCCCTGCACGATCTTGATCTGAGGGGTCTTGAAGTCCGAGCGGTCGATCGGGCCAGTGATGGCCCCTTCCGACATGTCAGTCCAGTGGTTGCGAACCACCATGGCCCCCGGGCCGGCGTCCTCGTCACTGCCCTCGTGCTGAGTGGCGGGCAGCTGACGGGCAGGCGCAGGTTCCGGAGCGGCAGCAGGAGCGTCCTCTTCCGGCGGAAGGAAGGACGTGTCCGCGCCGGCCGGGACTTCGGTGGAAGCTTCCTCGTCGGGAACGTCGGCTGGAGCAGGCTCGGGCGTGGCGGCAGCAAGGGCCGCAGCGTCTGCAGCTGCTTTGTCGGCGGCTTCTTTGGCAGCCTTTTCAGCCGCCTTTTTGGCTTTCAGCGCCTTGGCCGCCTGGAACTCGGCAAACTCCTTGGCGTCGATCTCCGCTTGGGTTGGGGCAGCGGGGGCCGCAGCAGTCTTGGCTGCCGGTTGTGCCGCCGGGGTGACGGGCTTTGCCGCTGCAGGGGCTGCGGCAGCCTGTGACTTGGCCACAGTGGCAGCGCCGGGCTGCAGTTTGGCACGCCGGTTGTCTTCTGCAGTCAGGGCCGCTTCGATCAGCTTGGGATCGAGTTTCATCTTGTCGAGGTCGGCACGCATGGCCGCGCGCCATGACGGCTCGGGAACAGGAGTGGTGACGGGTTTCGGGGCGGCATCCGGAGCGGCTGTCGTCGTGGGCGGGGCGCCGGAGCGCATGACTTCTTTGGGCATGGGATTTGAGGTTTATTGTTATCGGACGAGAAATTCAAACAGCTTGGTCCTGGCCGTCGATCGGGGCTTCCAGCCCGTCTTCAATTCCGGGCGTGACGTTTATCAGTTTCTTTTTCTTGGCTTCCTTGGACGAGGCTTTGACGCGTTTCAGGAAGTAGGTGCGCCCTTCCTCGCGTTCCAGCAATCCTTTTTCGGTCAGCTGGGCGGCGAAGGCGGCGGCGATGTTGGTGGCGTTGGGCTTTCCTCCCTCCGCCAGAATCCGGTCGGTCATGAGCTGAACGACCACGTCCTCCAAGTTTGTGATGCTGCATTTGCAGGCCATCAGAAAAGCCTCGTACGGCATCCAGTCCTTCACGAACTCATACAATTCCAAAGGCGTGCAGGTGATCTTGCGGGAGAGACTGCGGCTCTGGACGGCATATTCGACGTACTGGCCGTTGACCGTGCAGTTGATCCCCTGCCCGCGTTTGGCAAACTCCGTTGAGGCTTCCTTGATGGCGTCGATGATCGGGGAAAGCGTGTCCGCCCAGTAGCGCAAGACCGCCATGTCCTCGGGGGTGCGGATCAGGTGCGGCGCAAAGTTAGAAGGCACCGCCATGGGGTTGATAACCGTCACTGCTGTCTGCAGGGCGGAGGTGTGGGCTTCACAGTCTCCACAGAACTGGCAGAGGACGCAGTGGTCCCCGGCGTGGAGGGTCTTGAAGGGGCGTTCGGCCTTGGTGAAAATTTCCGTCAGCTCCGCAGTCAGGCGCTGTTCGTCCAGCGTGCGGGAAAATGTGTGCATCGAGGACCCGCATTCGGGCATGGTGAAGAGAACAATCACGTCCTCCACGTCCTGATAGCCCTGCCAGACGGAGACGGCGAGACAGTGCCCCTGCCGGTTTTCCTCCGCGTCGTCCACCTCCTTGCGGACAAACTTATGGTCGATGACCAGGACGGTTTTTCCGAGCTTCAGAAACAGGTCGTACCAGCCGGACGACAGGACCTCGCCGTCGGCGTCGTGCAACTCGATCATTTCCTCAGTTCCCAGCAGCATGCCGGGCTCGGGATTGAAGAAAGGGTTGATTTCTGTGACCACCTTTTCCAGGGAGCGCATGTCGGCCGCCGGGGTTCCCTTGTAGGAACCTGCGCCCGTGTTGCGCTCGAAAGTTTCCAAAAGCGTCAGGGGCTTCCCCACCTGGTAATTTACCGCCCAGTCAAGGGCCAGCTTTTCCAAGACACCGTGCAGCTCGGTGCCGCGCTCCCCGGCTTGCGCGAGGTTCTTGGCGGCCTTGACGCGACGGCGCGCGGCGGGGCACTTGGCCAGGACGGCGGCAAACGAGAAACCGAAGTTGTGGTGTACACGCCCGTCGGAGCCGAGGGCGGAATTGGCGGGAACGGACGGGGCAGTATTACTCATAAATTAAGTGTTGCTAAGCAGAAAGGTTGCGCGGCGTTTTGGGAAAGTCAAGCCGGTTTCTGAAAATAAATTCCTAGGCGGCCTCTTTGAACACGCCCTGCAGGTCCCCGTCGTTGATCAGGTCGATGGCATTGAGCTTTTGTTTCACGGTGCGGGCGATGTGGCCCTCAAAGGAGTCGTCGAAATATATCAGCAGCTGCTGGCTGAACCCGCCCTCCGCCCTTTGCACCCGGCCCAGCACCTGTTTCAAGTCCGTGCCTGAAAATGTCGGGCAGATCAGGGATGTGCGCGGGTACTGGGTTACCGGGTCATGCAGGGACACAGCCACCCCTCCCGCCATTATGTTGCAGAAAACACAGTCCAACCTGTTGGCCTGAAAATCCTTGATCACCGTCTCACGTTCGCTCCCGGTTCCTTTGGTTTGGTCTCCTCTGATCACCCCGTATTTCCAGCCGCGCTTCTCAGCCAGTTTCAAAAGTTCGTCTATCGTCCGGTTGAAATTACAAAAGACCGCCACTTTCGAAGTCTCCAAGGCATCCTCGATCATTTCACCGATCAGCGGCACCTTGGCCGTCTCCAGCGCCTGGCGGATCAGCATGACCCGGGCCAGATCCATGTTTGCGGCTTTCGGGTCCACTTCCACGCCTTTGCGCGCGGCATCCTCCTTGGCTTTCTTGACGGAGGCGGCGATCTTGTGGGCCTTTACCGTGCGCTCGTTGTAGTAGGCCAGCAGCTCTGCCCCCAGTTTGGTGAGTTGCTTGTCGGGGCACCCCAGCATCCGGACCTCGAGCTGCGTCTTGGGAAATCCGGGGATTTCCTTTTTGATCATCCGGCTGCCCTTGCCTTTGCCGTAAATCTCCTCGTGCAGCCCAATTAATATCATCGGGTGGGCCTTGCTGGAAAAAGTCCAGCCCCCGAACGTCCCCGGCTTGCACTGGCATTTCAGCAAAAACTCCGTCCAGTTCTTCAGATCGTGCAGCCCCCAGACAAAGCCCCACGCTTTTAACTGCATGGGATTCTCCGCGACTGTGGCGGAAAGACTGAGGATGCGCGCGCCTTGGCGCTTGGCCGCGATGATCATTTTGGAGTTTAAGGACGTTTCACTGCCCCCGCGGTGTGCTTCGTCGAATACAACATTGTCCCATTTCTTGTGGTACCTGAAAAACGATCCTGCGCCCCACGGCTTTACTTCCCCGAGACGGCGCCAGACCTTTTCGTAATTCATCAGTGTGTAGTTGGTCGCTCCAAAGCCTTCCAAAGCTTCCTGCCATGCGGGTAGAACGGATAACGGGGCGACGATCAGGGTCTCCCCGCCGAGAATTTTCACCAAGGCTGCGCCTGTAAACGTTTTCCCCGTGCCAGTTTCGGCCCCGTCATGCGCGTACCCGTTGGTGAGCAGGCTGCAGAGCAGGCGCGTGAAGTGCGGCTGCTGGTAGTCGCGTAAGGTGAGGCTCACGGGCGTTTGTCCGCTCTCTGCAATTGCCGAAACTTCGTAAACGGATCGAGCGGCTGGGTCATCACCAACGCCCCGAGGTAGACCCCGCGGGGCTTGGCCTTGCGGAGGGTGTCGATACGCTCCAGCTCCGCCTTGCTGAACGTGACAGCGACACGCTGGCGGTAAACCTTCGGTCTGCCCCGCTTATTTGGCGTAGGCATAGGTCACCCCACGCACGGTCACGCGCCCGTTGCTGGCCCCCTTGCCCTTGCAGATGGCGGCCCGCAGGGTGTTGGGGTTGGCGTCCAGGGCGTCCGCCAGGGCGTCGATTGAGGGCAGCAGCGCGCCGGGGACCGGCGGCAGCTTGGGGGCGGCAACGAACACCCGGAAGCGGTCAAGGCTCACTTCCCAGACACGCACCTTTTTGTTCTGCCGGGTCAGGCCGGAGGCGTGCTCGAGCTTGCGCCGGATCATGGCCGAGCGGTCGCGGCTGTCAGTCTTGGCCAGCACGACCTCGGAAATCCGGTTGTCACTGTGGACGGTTTGGAGGATGAAACGGAATTTGGGGAGGGTGCTCATAGGGAATAGAAGACGAACAGGACGGAGACTTCGTTCTCCTTTGTAGGGAGCGAAACCAAATGGTCAAACCGATAGAGTTGCTGGGGCCACGGGGCCGGCGGAGTGATTACGCTGTTGCGGAGGGTGTCGTACAGCTGCGCCGTGGTCTGGAGTGAGATCGGTGCATGGATCAGGGCGTTGACGGCCGGGTGCAACAACGCCACCTGTCCGGCGTTCAGGACTGCGGTGGACGCAGGCTTGGGCGGGGCCTGCAGCAGCTGCGGCACCGGCTTGGAACACTCGGCAGGGCGGCGGAAAAGATTCATGGCGTTCTCCACCCCAGTTTTTCCAACACCTCGTCACGGTCCTTTACCGACACGAAGTCAAATCCGCCGCCGGGCAGGTGGATTTTGCACCATTCCTTGCGCCCGTTCCGGTCCAGCGCCAAGATGCCCAGGCCGTCGCCCCGAAGCTCTATGCCTTGGTTTTCAACCATGGCCCGCATGGAACCGATCCAGTCCGGGGAGATTTCGGAAGCTTCCATGGGAACGTAGAGGGGTGTCAGTTTTTCGCTCATAGATTAACCTCCGGTTTCTTTGCGAAAAGCTTCCCGCCACGCGGAAGAGGATGCGGTACTCCGGAAGTCCCACAACAGCCGGGCGTCGTCTTTGGCAGAGGAGCATGGCCCTTGGGCACCGCAGCACAGGCAGGCGCACTGAAAGACAGGTTTCTCTGTCGAAGTCTCGGGGCAAACCTCAATGACTTCCGGCAGGCGCTCGTCGTTGCAGAACGGGCAGCTCATTCCGCAGCCCTCCGCTTGTCGATGTGGTGAAATTCATCTTTCGGCAGAGTGTTGTCGGTGAGCATCACGAACACGGGCAGCTTGGTCTTCACCCAGATTTCGGACTCCTTGAAAAACTTGGTGCCGACGCTTTCCAGCGCCTCGCCCACGGACTTAACCGGCAGCATGCGGCCCCGTTTCGAGGCGTTGAAGTCGTAGGAGGCTTTGTGGATACGATCCACGACGGAATGCGGGCTAGCTTCCTCGGGGCACTGCAGCACCCATGCAACGAGCGAATCTGCCAGCGAACCAAGCTTGCCCTCGGGATCGGAGAAGAGCACTACGTACTGCTTTTTTTGAGCAGGCGGGGCCACATCCTCCCCTTCCGCCGGCTGCGTTGCAGCGTTCATTTCCTCTACGATTTCACGCAGAACGGAGGGTTCGATCTTGTGCCGCTTGATGATTTCGGCGACTTGGTTGATTTCGATTTTGGCCATGGGATTTACTCGGGGTTGAGAACTTTGAATTCATCCGGGCCGCAGAACCGGAAGGCGTCGTGCCCCTCCAGCTTGACTAGGTGCCGGCCAGGGGAGGCTTCCAGCAAAATTGTGCCCGGCGTCGCGGGTGGGTAAATGTGCTGCTCTCCGGAGCACGACACGTAGCGGGGTACGATCGAACCTTCGTGGCTGACGTTCACTGTCGGCCAGAAGACCAGCGGGGTGAGGATAGTCACGGCTTGCATGGTGGTGTTTGTCCGGTGCCGTTGCAGGCTTTGCAAGTTACCTGCTTTGGATTGTTTCTCTTGGTAAAATCTCCGTTCCAGCCGTGGCCTTGGCAGAATGAGCACTCGTTCTGCAATGCTGCCCACTGCCGCTCCAGCTCTTTTTCGCGCTCTGGAGTGAACGGGCTTTCCTCGACGACTAAAAGTGTCGGCTTATAGCCCCCGACTTGCTGTACCGGCTTTGGGTTTTGTTTTTCCCAGCGTTCGGCTGCTAATGGACCACTTCTCTCCACTACCTTGCTTCGGCGATACTCCCAAGCGCCAAGCTGGTTTCGGAATCTAAACCACGGGTTCTCCGCATCAAACGCAGCTTTTGCCAGTTCTTCGCTATTTTTCCTAATAGCATGCTTTCGCATGACAAATTGAAAAGCCTCTTCCGCCTTTTTAAGCTCCACTTCCTTGACTGCGTTGGTCTCAACCGCTGAGTCGGAAGCCTTCGCCAAGCTCAGATCGGTGAGCATGTTGCCGTCAATGTGCCCAACAGCACTGGCTTTTTCATTGTCCGGCGAACTTTCCGGAGAGCCGTGAAATTTTCCATCACGGTAAAAACGTCCCCACACTGCGGCGGCAGCTATGAGCAAACGCTTACGTAAAGGCGTTGGTTTAATTTTCGTTGTCATCGGTATGAACAGGCGAAGGGTCCGGAATCGGTACAAATTTCTTCGGCGTATGCTGCAGAATGAATAGCCGGCGCTCTACAGCGTCAGCCCAGCGCCTCCGGGTCTCGGCGGAAGCGTCCTTGGCGCTGGCGGCACGCTTGGCGGCTTCCTCCAGCAAGGGAATCGTTGCCGCCGTGTCGATCAGCTGCAGGATCGACGGGCGAACGTGCAGCATCTTTTTCCAGCATGTGAGTTTGCGGCTCATATCAAAGTTTCAAAACCCGACGTACCGGGGTGGATGCAATACCTTCCGACAGCACGACAGCAGAAGCATCTATTGTGATAGTGCTGTGAGGATCGCCGTTCTTAGTCAGCCACTCCACGAGAGGCTTTGCCGCCAACTCCATTTCCTTCAGTTGCTCTAATGAAATTTTCATAGCGTTACTCCCCCATCTCCGGCGCATGGCCTCCGTCGATTTCACCAAAGGTCAGCTGGTCGTTGGTTTCCAGCTGCCGGGCAACTTCATCGACGGACTTTTGCACCTTTTCCGTGTACTCCCTGGCTTCGGCCAGCGCCTTTTTGGCCTCCTCATACACTTGCTCCAGCTTGGCCTTGCGCGCTGCCCGCCATGCGGCAGCCCTTTCCTCCTCGGAAATCCCCAGCCTGTAGGTGTCAGACGAAAGGGCGTTGGACAGGGCCGCCAGCTCGTGCAGCAGCTCCGTGTACGCCTTGTTGACGGCAATCAGGGCTTTCAGGTCCTTTTCGAACTTGGGTTCGCCCGGTTCCCCTGGCGGCAGCTGATCCAGCTGGCCCTTGGCGTTGAAGCACTGGATCACCCGGTTTTCAAAGTCGGCGGCCAGCAGGTGCATCTGCAAAAGAATCATTCCGGCGTCGGCCACGGGCCAGATCTTGACCCCTGCCGCATCGGCCAGCGCCACGAGCTTGGCCTGACAGCTGGTCATCGCCCCGCCCAGCCAACGGTAGGTCTGGTAGGTGGTGGGCTTCGCCGCCTGCTCCAGGCCGGACAGCTCCGTGGCGAGAAGCTCCGCCGCTGCGGCTAACTGGTCGCGCATGAGCGAAAGGACCGGCACAGGATCGGTGGGGGAGACCGTGGGGGAGTGTGGGGCAGGAACAGGCGTTTCTGGAGGCATGATAGGAGGTAGAAGAATTAAACGGAGAAGGTCAAGCTGTTTTGCAACTTTAATTCTAGGGTTCTCGCGGCGGCGCATCCTGCACCAGCGTCAGGTCAAAATCAATGATGCCCACCGCTCCCCCGATTTCCGCGTATTTTACCGCAGCCGGTCCGATGTGCTCCGCCAGATTTTCCCGGCTGGAGTAGAACCCAACCACGGTCAGGTCGTAGCGGTCAGTGCCAGCTACAAGGGTTTTGGCGACGAGCAAGTGCACGAGCTTGGGAACAGCCGGAACTTTCACTATGTTGTGCTGTATACCGTGCGTCAGGCGTACCCGCTCCTTGGCGAAGCGCTCGCGCTGCTCTGCAATCCGGCGCTGCTCCGCCTGAAATTCCAAGTCCGCCTCGTTCTGCGCCTGGGCCTTCAGCCTCCGGGCCTCCCGTTCCTCGGGCGTGGTGAAGTCGGGGCTGCCCCCGATTGGCTTGGCCGGGTCCGGCTCGCCGGTCATTTCCGGCATTTCGTTTGGGCTGAAGCTCATGGCAGGAGGTTTCTGAACTGGGCGATGATGTTGGCGACGCTTTTGGTGGAGTACCGAAAATCCCGCAGGGTCACGATCCGCAGGCTTTCGTTGGGTTTTTGGAAAATGGCGTCAGTGTCGGGGTACTTGCTGATCGAGATTGTGTCCATGAAAATGATCATGTGCGCCGCCACGATCTCCCGGCAGGCCGACAAGGGGGCGATGAAGTCCAGCAGCACGCAGGCCCCGGCGTTTTCCCGATGCAGCTGGTCACAGCGCTGGCGCATCCGGACCGCCTGCCGCAGCCTGCCCTCCACGGAGAAATCCGTGTCCCGGGCTTCGCCCCGCAGCGTGTCACCGTTCAGGTGCACCGCGTTGGTTAGCTCGTGCTGCAGGGCTTGCGCGAGGGTGGTTTTGCCGGAGCCGGACAGGCCGCAGATTAGGACTCTCATTTTAGTTGTCAGCGTAAGGGAGGCGCACTTCCCGGGTCCTCATTGAAGAGATACGGGGTGACTGTTTCTGCCTGCCGATCAGCTGCCGCGCCGCCTTGTGGTCGGCAGCCTGGTGCGTATCGACCAAATAGTTTAGGCGCGCATAGAAGCTCATTTTCGACCAAGATGACGGAAGATTTAAGGTTCTCATGGAAGGCAGTCGGGACGGGCTTGGGCAGGAGCGGCGTGGGGAGGGGTGGAATTTCGCCGAATTTCATTTGGAAAGAGTGTACCGCAGCTCCTTGTCCGTCAGGTTGGTGATAACCACGGCACTGACGACCAGATCCTCCATCGCCTTGATCTTTTCCAGCATGCCGTTGGCCACCTGCAGGTCGAACATCGTGCAGACCGTAGGCCGGTCACCGTCCGTGCGGTCGAAAGTAACTTCAATCCTGATCGTCGGGGCGGGCATGGGAAAAGCGGTAGAAGGTTTTAGCTGTATTGCAACACTAAAACTAGGAAACTTGCACAATCCCCAAGGGCGTGGCGGCCAGCACCTGCCGGCTGTTGGTCTCCTGACTGCTGACGACCAGTCGAAGCTCGTGATTGCCGGCGACAAAGAGCTGGACCGCCATGGGCCAGACCGCATGCACGGCGGAGGTTTGGCTGTTGTCCGTGGGGAAAACCGCCGTGCAGGGAGATTCGTCCGAGGACCAGACCACCTCTCCGTCCGGCGAAACGAGGTCGGCCCGGAGCGCATGCTGCCCTGCCTCGCCTTTGTCCGCAGAAAAGCGCACCTGGGCGCAGACCATGCCCAGCACCGTGGTTGGAAAGGACACCGTGCCCCAGTTGGAGAACGTGTGCAGCAGCGAAAAGCCGCCGGAGCGGAGGGAAGCCGCCTCTGCCAGACAAAAGATTTCAGAGGTCATGTCTCTCCTTCGCCACGCATGCGGGCGTGATCCGGTGAAATTTCTTGGCCTGGTACACCCGGTCCAGCCCGGTGTTGGTGACCGTGATGAACTGCACGCCCGGCGCCACGTCGAAAACGTTGTAGACAAAACACACGTCGGCGAACGCCGGCCGGGGCGGGTCCTTCCGCCCGGTCAGCCAGCGCCAGAGCCGCCAGCGGAGAGGCCGCGGACAGACCTTCTCCGCCTCGATGCAGATTGCCCGGTCACCCGGCTGGAAAATGTCGGGGCTTGTATTCACGGCAGGACCTCCGGGCGCTGACAATCCCTCCGCAGGTCGATAAGCCGCCGATAACGCCGGCTTTTGACCCAGCCATCCACGAAGTCCGCCGCCTCTGGGAAAAGCTCATGCAGCTCCATTCGAGCCAGGCGGACGGCGCCGGCCACAACAACGTGCCATTCGTTGACCGCCACGCTGCCGTCAGCTTCCGACGCCGTGCAATCCCAGTCGTCCAGCTCGATCGCACCAATCAGCGGACATTTTTCGATCAGGCGCACCAGCTGCTCGCAGCAGCCCAGGCCGCGCTCATAAGCCAGCCCGTCGGCGGGAAAAACATCAAGCATCTGGCCCTTGCGCCAGAGAAGCCCGTCACGAGCGGTGATGATGTTTGAGTCCATGTCAGGAGCCTCCGTACGTTAAGATGCCAAAGAGGACCACGCCAAGGCCGAGCAGCGCCAGCCCAAACGGGATGACCTCGGAAGGCCGGCGCCAGTCGATTTTGCACTGGTACTTTGGCGGAAGGTAGAGGGGATTTTTCATGGTAGAAAATTGTTAGGCGGAGGGGGTTATTACCAGTACGGAGCCCAGATCGTGACCCAGACCACGATCCAGATATTGATGCGCTGGCCGGAGACTACGTGGATGCGTTCAGGGACCCGGACTTCCCGGCCACCGTGAAAGCCGGTGGCGCAGGTGATCAGAACAAGGAGCAGGGCAGTTTTTAGCAGGGTTTTCATAGGATAAAATTTGTGGTAGCGCTTCATGGCTTGTCCCCTCCGTTCTTGGGCGCTTGCTCCCGGGCTGAGTCGATGGCGGCGCGAACAGAAACATCTCTCACTAAGACCTCGCCCATTGGCAGGCAGATCGTGACCGACATGTGGCTAACTTCATCCTCTGTTTCGGGTTGGCACGGGTGATGAAGCAATTCGAGATAATCCAGCCGCTCCGAATCCCCCCGCATCGACTCCACCAGCGCCCGCATTTCCGCCATGCCGTTGCGGTCTTCGTTGGTGGCGTCGGCGAGCTTCGCCAGCGTTTCGGCGTGGGCTTGCTTGAGGGCGTCAACCTGCTGTTCCCAAGCCTGTTTCACTTGGCGTTCGTTGTGCTGCTGTGTCTCAATCATGGCCCTCGCTTGATTAATTATATCGACGGCCTCTTTATTCCGAATCTCAACACCACGAAGTCCAATGATAATTTCTTCCGTGAGGGACATATCAGGAGATTCAACCCAAGGGCAAAGCGCCTGAATGTGTTCATAGATGATTTCGCAATTGCGCCGGTCATCTGCACAGGCTGCCTCAAGCGCAACACCTCGCTTGGTTGAATCAACAAAACAATCACCAAGCCGCGCAACCTCCTCCTGCGCTTCGGTTAGTTCGCGTTCCATGGTACGGGAGAAACCAATATCAACTGCCGGGCAATGGTGATAAACCTGAACGGCTGCGTCTGTCCTCGGCGTCCCCATCCCGGCAGGACTGGCCGCGATTGGGGCGGGCTTATCGGCGCTCACGACTGACCTCCTTCAATGCGTTGAAGTTTTTCGATCTGTGCCGCAATCAACGCGCCAGCCTTGACGAGATTACGAATCCGGCTCGCGTCTGGCTTCCAGTATTCGGGGTCAAAGGGCCAAATCAAGTCAAGCAAAGGACGACCCCAAATTTCCTTGTCCGTGATTTTGCTGTCGAGTGCATAACAGGCAGCAGCACGACCCAAAGAATTGTCGTCTAGCTGGTCATCATGCGCGGAGTCGTAACCCTCTTTCTTGATTTGCCGAGTGCGCTCGGCGGCGATTAATTCGATTGCGGTTTTCATAGGTAAAATCGTCTCCCCCGCTCCGCTCGCGGGCGGTTGCGGGGCGTCGGGCGCAAACTCTCGTATTGCCGCGCTCAGCTCACTGACTTTGTTGCGCTCAGTGGCGCGACGGAAGAACGTCTTACACATCTCAATATCGGGAGTCATCGACATGTCGCCGTCTTCCAAGAGACCTGCCTTTTTTGCGATCTCTAGCTTGATGTGGAGCGGACAGTTAAGGAACTTAAACGCCATTTCTCTGGCACTTAACTGCGGCGGCGTGTCAGATATTTTGTGGATTGTCGGGGTCATTTGGCAAATTGGGCGAATGAAAGACTGACCTCCATTCGCCGCCGCCTCGTGTTTTGGTGTGCTCATGGTATTAAAGTCCCAGCGGCGTGCGCTCGTTGCTTGGGTCACGACGCTCGATTAAGAGGCAAAGAATTAAGACTGGTAAGCTGATAAAATACGCCACATAAACCAAGCGCATTCTTAACGGTAGCGGGGTTTTACTTGAGCAGGAGTCTTTCATGAAGAGAAAGATGGATGTTAGGAGACTACCAATAAACCACAGCGCGAGGACGGAGACCAGGAAGAGGTCGAGGACGGATAGAATTAGGGTTGTCATAGCTGCTTGGTTGAAGGCTTCGGTTAAACGGGGCGAGTTAGGGCGAGGGCTTGACGGGCGCGGTCAAGTTCATCCGAAAAGTCATCGTCCGCCGCTGCCCCCTGGCAGTTACAGCCGATAGTGAATTTGGTGGCGGCGGCGATTAGTGCTTTCAGCGCGGCCACGAGGGCGGCGTTTTGCTCTTTCAACCCGCGAATAGTATCGGCGTTTTTAAGCGCCCACTCTTGACGCTCGAAACCGAGTTTGTTCTGCTCTGCAATTAGCACCTCCTGAGCTTCTATCCTCGCGTTCTTTTCTTTCTCTAACCCGAGAGCGAAGTTGGCACTCACGACCGGATAGTTTTGCGCGAAGTATTTGGCCTTTTTGATCTCCCGCACTGTTCGCAATGGCGTCTGACTTTTGTTTTGGTCGGGCATGGGGTTAGTCCTGTTTGTCGTTTTCGGCTGCAATCAAGACAAGCGAAGTCTCAAGCGCCAAGAGTCGGGTTTTACGCAGATGCGCCGCACCGTCTTTAATATACTGGCGTAGTTGCTTTTCCGTGCCGTTAAAACAGCCACAGAAAAATGCAATTGCTCCGTCTTTCTTGAGTTGGATGGCCATCAGCATTCTGCCGCATTCACCATGCCCCGTAAAAGCAATTTGCGAATACGCATGAAGCGCAGAGCTGAGGTTCGCATAGCGGAGGTCCGCAGAGCGGAGGTCCGCAGAGCTGAGGTTCGCATAGCGGAGGTTCGCAGAGCGGAGGTCCGCAGAGCTGAGGTTCGCATAGCTGAGGTTCGCAGAGCGGAGGTCCGCAGAGCTGAGGTTCGCATAGCTGAGGTCCGCATAGCTGAGGTTCGCATAGCTGAGGTCCGCAGAGCGGAGGTTCGCAGAGCGGAGGTCCGCAGAGCTGAGGTTCGCATAGCTGAGGTCCGCATAGCTGAGGTTCGCATAGCTGAGGTCCGCAGAGCGGAGGTCCGCATAGCTGAGGGATTTTTTGGCAGTCATTGCCGCTTTAACGGCGTCCGCGATGGACGAAAAATCGCCTTCGATTATTACGTCGCCGAATATGGTTTTGAGTTGGATTGAGGCCATGGGATTAAATGTTTATTTGTTCTGTTCCGCCCCGCTGCGGGGCAAATGGGTGATTTGGGAATAGCGTTTGAAATGATCGGACGGACGGACCAGAGGCCGCGCCTGGGCGAACGGCTTTGCGGGCTCGGCGTAGAGCTGGCGGGAGATTTGGCGGAGTTGTGTAATAGTCATAGGGATAAAAGGTAGATGGACCATTGCGCGGCCATGGCGCTGGCAATTCCGGGATACGTCGCGGCCCGCTTGGCCGCACGGTCGGCGCTCGGCGCGAGCTTGTTCTGTCCGCTGTCGGTCTGGTTTGACCAGCGTTCAACCAGTTTGCCCGATCCTCTGGGCCATTCGACTATTCGACCGGATACGCGCAGGGCAGGATCTTTGACCAGCGCCGGCAGACCGGACAACCAAAGACACGTCTTCTTGCTCGCATCGTCGCCAAATTCGTAAGGCTGAATCCTCTGGTCGGATTTGCGGATGCGCGTTGAAATAATTCCGACCGGGTTTTCAAGATAGTACGGAACGTCTTTGGCCGCGCGCATGAGTTCTTGCACGTCGTCAATCGCCTGCTCTGTCTGGTTCCAGCCGCGCCCGCGATTATTCCAGTGAATGCCCGCCCCATTCAGGAACGTGCAAACAGGGTGCATGCCAATGAATTCCCAAGGCTCATATCTGGAGATACGCGAGCCATCAAGGCGAGCCATCGGGCACCCCTGATTAATAGCCCGCAATGCGTCACCTTGAAAATGTTGTGGGCTTTGGTCATCTGCCGGCTGCAAATCGCAGCTCCATGCGTCGTGGCCGAGTGCGGCAAATGCGCGCCGTACCATACCGCTTTTCTCGTGCGTTATCAGTACGCGCAGTGCGCGGGAAGGGTTCATGATGCAAGCTCCACGTCCTCACGTGCCACTGTTTCAACCGGCTTTAGAAAAGCCTGGTTCTGGTAGTCCTCAATATGAAGCCGGTCCCCGTTGTCCTCAATAACAAGGAAACAGAAGGACTCTTCGCCCGGCTCTGGGTTCGAGTATTTGACGATTCGCCCGGCCCATTGGCCAACGAGGGGAAGTGATTTTTGAGCGTTCATTTTAGTATTTGGTTCAGTAGTTCGCCCCCGGCTCGGCTCCTGCCGACTTGCGCTTGTGGGAAGACCGGGTTTGCGACGAACAAAGTTAAAGGGTTGGCGCTTGCGGGTAGTATTTGCGCACGATGTCTGCGCATTGCTTTTGGGTTTTCTTTCGAGCAGCAGCAT